TTGTTGAGTTTGCGCCTAAGATCACGCCGACTAAAATTGAGATGTTGGACCTTGAGTCCAAAAATGCTCAAGTCAAGGCCCTAGACCCAGAGTCTGGAGGATATGATAGACAGCGTGGTAAGAAATTTCCGATGATTAGTATTGGAGGATTCTTGATTATTGAATCTGATCTATTGTCATTCACACTTTCACAAGCTGATTTTTTACCAAATATCTATTTTAGTTTTATTGACTCAGCTAAGATTTTTACATCAGAGGGATTTCCAACAACTACTCCAATTGCTAGCATATTTGTTGCACCAACTAACAAACTGCTAAAGTCGATTGCTGGCGATTATTTGATTACGAATATTAGATCGATGACAATGCCAGATGGCCGTATTCGATATGATTATATTGGTGAACTCTATATTCCAAATCTAAATACAAATAAGTCAATTGCTTATTCAAAAATGACGTCAGTTGACGCAATGCGAGCTATTGCAAAGGATCTTAATTTGGGATTTGCAACAAACGAGAATCAAACTAATGATACGATGACTTGGATCAATCCAAATTTGAGTTATAAAACGTTTATTCAAAAGATAGCAGACCGAGCATATACTAACGAAAAGTCATTTTATCAGGTCTTTATCGATAGAGGCTATGTGTTAAACTTTATAAATGTTGAAAAGCAGTATTCTAGAGATCAGGAAGTAGACGTTACATATATTGGAATGAATACTCGAGAAGACATTGACTTTGAAAGAGTTGACGATCTTTCGACAAATGATAATTTGATGGAAGTTCCAATGGTATTGACATACTCAAAATCTTCAAAGGCAGATGATATGAAGATTTTAGAATATTCTCCAATAAGTGAGAATGGCGGAGTCCTAATGACGGAATCCTTTAGAAAGAGAGTAAATTGGTATAGACATAATGCTGAAAAATTGGATTTCTTTATTGAGCCACTATCTGATTTGAAACCAGAAGATGGAAAGGTTCACCAAACACCAACGATTACGGAGTTTACTGAGTCTGATATTATCAAATGGATAGGTATTGATTACAATAATGCTCATGAAAATTACAAATTTGCAAGAGTAATCAATATGCATAATGAGAAAGAGCTTTATAAGAACCAACTTAAAGTGACGCTAAACGGTCCAAATTTCTCTGTACCTAGAGGAAGTAGAGTTAGAGTAGTGATCTCTCGAGAGGCTGGCGAAACTCTCTTCATGGGAGCAGCAGCGAATGCTAATTATATGGAAGATAAGAATGATTTCACTTCAAACGTAAATGAAGAATATATCGACCGAAATTTAACTGACTTTTATTATGTAAAGGATGTTGTTATTCGATACAGAAAAGACAATTCAACTCGACCAGTATACACGACAGAAATGATACTCTCTAAGAGAAACTGGCTGCCGGCTAGACAAAAATTAATAACACCAACTCGATGAGTAATCCAACCTTTATAAACTTTTTAGGCCAAGGCGATAGACTGCCGACCGTGATGAACTATTTCAGAAAGGGCTCCATTTATGCAAACGAAGATCCGTTATATTTGACATTTTTCCTAGACTTTAATCCATCGGTCGGTGACCCTCACCCTGAGACTATTGCATTCAATTCATTACTAATGGATATGGAGCCAACTGCTGCACGTGAAGTAAACTTGGCAAATTCTCCAACCGGTTTTGAACTATCTACGTTGGAGTATTTACAACGCGCATATAACCAAACTTACGTTTCAGCAAAGGATGGTCCTGCTGGAAACCTTAGAAAATTTCAGACTGTACTGAACAATATGTATCAGGAGACTCCATGGTATTTTCAAAGCGTGTCCGGTATCTCAGACCTTTGGAAAAAATCAATGGAAGTCGGAGATGTCGGGAAGAAGGTTACGCTGACTGTTACATGTAACGAATCAGTTGACATGAGACTTATTCAAATGGCAGACTTCTATCGTAATGCAATATACGATAAGAGAGCCAGAGCATACAGAGTTCCAGATAATCTAAGAAAGTTCTCATTTGACTTGTACTTATTTGAAATTAGAGATCTAAAGGTATTTCAAAATTCAACTAGAAAAAGAGAGACTTCGATCTTTACGAACGGCAATCACTTTATAAAGTTTAAGTGCAAGATGTGCGAGTTTGACTTTTCCGATATTTTACAAGGAGGCCAGAGCGCCGTCGATTCTAAGTCATTTATTGAAGATCGACCTTTCACAACTCAATTCAAGATCAATATTGACTGGGTGAGCGAAGATTCTTCATATCAAGAAATAGAAGCAGTACTTAAAGACGTCTCAAGCCCGATCGCTAGCCGTCTTGGAGATAGCGCAATCGGATCAAATGAAGCAAATTTTGGAATCCTGTCAGGAGCAGTTCAATCTGCAACCAGCCAAGTAACTAGACAACTTACTAATATATCAAGAGTGCCGAGCCGAATTATTGGTGCAATACTAAATGAGATTCAAACTACAATTGAAGGAAAGGTTCTTGGAAATGTATATGACGGCAGATACGGCCCAATCATTAGTACTTCAGGACTCGTTAACGACATCGGTCAGGTGTATACTCCACCAAGAAGATCGCCAGTCGGGCCACCTACTCCACAAGATCTGGGAACAGCTGGTGGATACGGTTAAAAACAAAATTGCAAAATAGAGTATAACATAAAACAATGATTCTAAATCCAGATCACGATATAATTAAAGACCCAACTGGTGGAGAATTTACAACAGTAGAGTATCTTGGCGAAGTCCTTGCTGTGAATGATCCTATGAAAGAAGGTCGTTGTAAGATCCGAGTTTTTACAGTATATGACGATCTAGCAGTTGATGATATTCCATGGGCAGTGCCTATTCAAAAGCCAACATTCTTTGGCCAAGACGGAAAGGCTGGCTCACTGTCGATCCCAAAGAAAGGATCGATCGTTGGTGTCAATTTTAATTCAGGCGACATTTATTCCCCAGAATATAAGCAAATCCAAGAGGTCGGAGACGATATTAAAGAAGAACTTAGAAAAGAGGGAGAATACGAGGGAGCGCACTTTGTCCTATTTGACGGAGATGAGGAACTTAAAGTCTGGTTTACTGTCAAAAAAGGCTTAACTATTCAACTTAAGAATTCTAGAATTAATATTGATCAAACGTCAAAGATCACGCTTGAACATGAGGACTCTCTATCAATTATTGAAATGGAAGGTCCAGTAATTAGAGTAATTTCTGACTCTCAAGTAAATATCACGTCAAATGCAATTAGAGCGACAGCCGATACTATTTGGCTTGATGGAGATTCTACTCGAGTCGGACACAGCCCAATCACAGGACCAGCTGTGCTCGGTGATAGACTATTTGGAGTATTGAAAGCTTTGGCTGGAATGATTGATGCAAAGATGCCGTCTACGCCAGGGGCAGCTCAACAGGTTGTCGAAGCGGCAAAGGTGCTTTGCTTATCAGAAACAGTAATAGTCGGAAAGTAATTGGGTAAAATAAGCTAACGTGGCGAATTATTACGATACATTAGGACTTGATACGAATGCAACGAAAGACGATATTAAAAAAGCCTATCGTAAACTCGCACTCAAGTACCATCCGGATAAAAACCCAGATGGAGAGGGCCGCTTCAAAGAAATTACTGAAGCGTATGAGACCCTGTCTGACGAAACCAAGAAAGCTAAATATGATAGACAGCAGACTAGCTTTGATTTTAGCGGGTTTCGAGATCACGGCTTTGGTAAATCGGCTTATCGAGAATATCAATACTCTGATTTTAGCTCATTTAATTCAGGATTCAGTCGTAAGGCTAAAAAGGATCTTGACATCATTCATAATCATCAAGTCGATTTACTAACGGTGCTTACCGGTACTCCATTTGAAGTATCGTATGAAACTAATCAAAGGAGTCAAACTGTGAGAGTGTCAGTTGATTTGCGAGAAGCTTTTTATGCAATGACAAAAATGAAGAAGGGTCTGTATTCAGTAAAGCTTCGAGTAAAAGGTTATGGAAATTCTGGAGAAGTTATAACTCCATGGAGCTCAAACGAAGAGACAGGAGACCTTATTCTCAATGTATTGATCACAACTAACGACATTGAGATAGACGGATCTGACATTGTACACAATATCTCACTTTCTTTAAAAGATGCCTTGTACCCAGAGGATCTTATTTTTGAATCAGTTGACGGAAAGCGCTATAAAATCAAGTCTTTTAATACTGATAATTTTAGTTGTATCACAATAAACATTGGCGAAGCTGGCATTCGAAATGAAGCTGGCGGCCTCGGTCGTTATATTTTCAAACCTTACATCCTAAAACCTGATCTATCTTCACTTTCTGATGAGGAAAAATCAAATCTTGTGAATTTTTTATCTAGATCGTAATAAATAACGATATAGGGATAGGATACGCATTGCGCAGGCCGACTCCGTATAAATAATAAAAAATTTACAACGGCTTAGTGGATACTAATATCATTAACTTAAGTACTACTGTTCCAGCAGACAGCCAAATATTCATCCTCGAGAGAATGAATGAGGGTCTTTCTGCAACTACCAGCAACGGTGATATCGTTATGGAAGGAACTGCTGCAGTATTCGGTGTTAAGAACAATAACAACCGAGTATATGAAAAGGAAGAGTACTTACCTCACCTTTCTTATCTGCAAGAAAAAATCTCTAAGGGACAGCTGTTCGGAGAATTAGACCACCCTCAAAGCTTTGACGTATCGTTGAAGAACGTTTCGCATGTTATTGAAGGGCTAAGCTACGATGAAGGATCTAATTCAGTTAAGATCAAACTTAGAATACTAAACACACCAGCTGGTCAAATTGCAAAGGCTCTAGTTGAAGCTGGTTGCACTATCTCTTGTTCATCACGCGCCGCTGGTCAAGTAATGAATGAAGGAAAGGTAAAACTTCATAAGATCTTTACTTACGACCTAGTTGCTGAACCTGGTTTCTCACAAGCTATCTTACAAAAGACAGTTAATGAGAGTCTACAGTCTCAATTTACAAACGTTTTCGAATCGCTAGACCACTTAAAACAGACAGCGATTACAAACCAGCTAGTTGATATTTCAGAAGGATTCAGTTTCGAGGATTCTGTGAGAGTCTATAGGATAAATAATTCAGAAATGAACACAACTACTCAAAATAACAACAAACAAATGGCTAATGAGTTTGTACGCAAAGAAGAACTTAATCAATATTCCGAACTAGTGAAGAAGAAGTTTGAGGCTCTTCAGGAAAGCATTAACAACAACAATAAAGGTATCTCGGCTCTAACTGAGAGTACTGAATCTCCTAAATTAGTTGAGTACGTAAACTACTTAGCTGGAGAAATGGAAAAGATGGTTGAATACACTAACTATCTTTCTACTATGATGAACAAAGGAATCAACTACACAGAGCATGTTGCAGAAAAAGTAAACAACGTAATTGATTACACTGACTACCTTGCAGAGAAGACTGAACAAAACATCCAGTACTCTGACTATTTAGGCGAGAAAGTCAATCAGACTATTAACTACTCTGAGTATGTTGCTGAGCAAGTTGAAAAGAATATTGAATACACTGAATATGTTGCAGAAGCAGCAGACAAAGGTATCCAATACGCTGAATACATTGCTGAACAAGCAGAGAAAGGAATCAAATACTCTGAGTATATCGGAGAAAACCTTGAAGCTGCTATCAAATACGCAGATTATCTTGGCGAAAACCTTGAAAAAGGAATCAAATACTCTGAGTATCTTGCAGAATCAATGAACGAAAAACTTACTCCTTCAGCTGCAGTTTCTGCACGTAAGCTTCTAGCTGACGTAAAGACTCTTAATGAAGGTGCCAATTACGAAATCAACGAAGAATCTGGAGTTGATGAGCTAGTTGGAGCAGTTGATGGTATTCTAAGCCACATCAAATCTAACTCAGCGAATGCAGTTCTAGAAAACAGATATCCGTTCTTAAAGCTTCTAGCTGAAAACAATAAGCAAAAATTCTTTGCTCTTGATCAAGAAACGAAGACTGCTATTGTAGAAACTATGAGAGGTGCTGTATACTTCACAGAAGCTGAAGTTATCAACATCATGGAAGCAGTTCTTAACAAGACTAACGAAAATATTCCAAACTACGTAAGATTCATGCCTGAAAAATACAAAGAAGTATTTGAAAGCATGTCAGATGCAGAAAGAAATTGGGTTGCTGCACAAGCACACAACTTCCAATTAAATACACCGTACCAGGTTAAATCTTTCTGGGATTCTAGAGATCTTCGCGGAATTTACGAAAGAATCGCGATAAATAACTCAAATTCAGAAAAAATTAACGAGAGCCAAGGTACAGAAGGCTATGTATCGTTAAATAAGGTTCAAGAGTCTCTTAGAGGTTACTCTAACGACTACTTGGAAGCTCTAAAACGTAGAGCACAAAACTAAAATTAAAAAAACATTTAACAAAATGGCAACTAAAGTTTTCAAAAGACTTAACGATGCTAGCGTCCGTGAAACTTGGACTCCTGTACTAGAAGGATATGGTGTTGACCTCAACGCACGTCCTTGGTTAGTAGACTACGCTCACAACCACGCTATCTTCGAAAACGCTGGTGCAATCAACGAAGCAGCAGCAGCTCCAGGCTTGTTCTTCCAACAGCCAGGATCAATCAGCTCAATGGGCGCTATCGCAGCTCCAACAAGCGCAATGACCCCTTTCTCAGCAGGTGGTGTAAAAGGAACTACCGCAGGTTCTGGTGATAAATTCCCAAGCTTGATGCCTGTAGCTATCCAAGTAGCAGCTAAAACTATCGGTTTCGACCTAGTTGGTGTTGTTCCTATGGATTCTCCAGTAGGTTTCCTTCCTTACCTTGACTATGTTTACCAAGGTGGTAATGTAGGTACGTCTTTCGAGCCGTTCCTAATCAAAGTAACTGACTCAGCAGCAGTAACTGGTACTTCAACTGGTGATGGTACTGGCTCAGGCGATACAATCGACGCGGCTAACCACTCATTCAAATATGTTGGTTTATCACGTGTTGATGGTCACCCAATCTACAAAGTAGTTTCAGTTGACGATGCTTCAACCGTAACTGTAGCACAAGCTGCAGTTGACGCTGGTATCGCAGCAACAACTGCTGGTGTAGAATTAGTATCAGCTCTTGAAAACCATATTTCTGGTTTTACATCAGTATCTGATGCTGACTACGCTGGAACTGACTTCAACGGTCCATTCTACGAAACAACTGGTTCACAATCAGCTTTCGGAATGACTCGTGAAAAAGCGGAGCAATCAAAATTCCGTCAAATGGGTCTTCGTATGTTCACTAAGTTCATCGAAGCAAAAGGCGACCAAGTTGCGATCTCTGCATCAGTTGAGCAAATCCAAGACCTTAACAGAGTATGGAACTTCGACGTTATCTCAATGTTGGAGAACGTAGCTGTTAACGAGCTTGCACAATCAATCAACAAGAAACTTGTTGACCGTGTAGCTCAATTGGGTGCTACTCACGCAACTAAAGCAGCTACTCTAGAAGGTGTATCTAGCACTCTAGCTTCATTGCTTGATCCAGCTGCAACAGGAGCTGACGCTCTAACTCTTCAAGCTAACCAACGTAAAGTTGTTACTAAGATCCTTGAAATCGCAAACCTAATCTACCACAGAGGACGTTTCGGTGCAGGTACTTTCGTAGTAACTAACGGTCGTATTGCTTCTGCTCTAGCAGACGTATCTGGCTACGTTATCGCTCCGTTCAACAACGATCTTCCTTCTGGAGCAGGTCAGTTGTACCCAGCTGGTAAAGTATACGGATTGACTGTATACGTTGACCCTAACATGAAGTTCAACGACAACCGTATCATCATCGGCCGTAAAGGTGCAGATGAGGAGCCGGGTGTTAAATTCCTTCCATATATCATGGCCGAGTCTCTTCAAACTATCTCTGAGGGTACATTCTCTCCGAAGATCGGTATGAAGTCTCGTTATGCTATCACTGAGGCTGGCTGGCATCCTGAAACTCAATACTTCACTCTTGGAGTAACTGGTTCAAGTTTCCTAATGGCGTAATCGTATTGAACGATCATAAATTGAAAGGCTCTCCTATGGAGAGCCTTTCTTTTTTTATACGGGTCGTGAATAAATAACTCTACTAAAACTTACAAAAAATATTTTACAAAAATGAGCACTAAGCCAGTATTAAATTATTTCGAGTTCATCGCTGAGAAGAAGAATCAGGATCTTGCAACTCTTCCTACTAACGGTGGATCTAAATCAGCTAAATCAGTTGATGCGAAAATGGCGAAACTTGAAGGAACTAAAGGTAAAGCAATCACGAAGTCTGTTAAAGACGAGATGGCTCCTATGCCTAAGGCTAAAGGTTCTGAACCTAAGAAGATGGTTGACACTAAAGCTTCAAAGATGCCTGCAGCAAAAGGATCTGAGCCTAAGAAGTCAGTTGACTCTAAGTTCTCAAACCTAAAAGTTACAGGTTCTGTTTCTAAGAAAACTGTAGCTGATAACATGGCTAAATTGCCAGGTAAAAAATAATCTTGCTCAATAATGAAATTGACTTTCACAAACAGCAACCGTAACGACGGTTATGTAGCAGAGAGCTTTTCGTCATACGTGCAAGAAAATTCACTCAAAGATCTAGTCGGTAAGACTGACGATGAGGAATTGGATCTCGATGATGCAAGAGCAATCGGCAAGAAAATTACTAAGATGAAGGGCGAAGACCGTAAGAAATATATCGGAATCGTTAACTTCATGGGCGCTTCTTGCAGAATCTATAATGAGATCTGGGCAAACTATAAGCCAGTTGACCCAACCAAGAAGAAATCAAACACTGGCAAAGAATTCAAAGGCGAAAAAACAGTAGGATAATTTGAACGCACGTGGTGTTATAGTTGAAGCAACAGCAAGTTTTGCAATTACATGGCAGAGAGTCGATGGTCAAATCAAATGGGATCAAAATGCCCAAAAGATTGAGCTACATGATGCTGATGTGTATCCTGATTTGGAATACACTGAGGCCTCAGCTAGAGCAACGTACGTTAAATACGTTTCTGCTGCAAGAATAAATGAACTGCTTACCGCTATCAATAATAAGATTGATCAACTTATCGGCACTGAAGATAAACCTGAGGACGCTGGCGCAACTCAAGCTCCAGACGATAGTACCAATCAACAGCAGGGAGCTGGTGGAATCCAGGTGAACGAGGATGAATCTAAAAAGGTTTCGGACATGACTGTAATTGTATATGGCCAGAACTTAAAATTCATTGAAGGTCAACGAAATACTACAACAGCAAATGCTGAGATTCTTTTTAAAGTATCGAGCAATCTACAACCTGAACTTGGGGGTGGAGGTTTTGATAATACTGAAAAGATTTATGCAGAAATTACGACCTCAACTGGCAAACACAAATTAGAATTTAATCAATTTGCTGAGGAGGTAACAAAATTTGGAGGAAATCTTCTAGCTCAAGTTCTACCATCTGTTGAGATGAGGCTTAAAGCAAAAGAAGACGTCTATGCATATGGTGACGAAGACTCAGCAGAGATCAAAGTAACCAAAGCAGTTAGAGCGGATCTTGAAAAACTTGATGACGTTAAACTCAAAGAAATTGAAGATACGATTCTTAGAATCAGAAATGATAGAACTGCGAAGAAAACAAAGGACATTGAAGCTCTCAATCAGTCCGCTGATAAATAACTAAAAAGTAAAAGACACGAAATGGCTGGATTACCACATTGGAGAAATTCTACCGCAGCGACAAAGAAGTACGAACCTCTGTACCTTAACCAGTTCGAGGTAATTATTACTCCTCCGCCAGCGGTTGCACAGGCAATCGGTTACGGAGATAACCTAATGCTCGAGCACGTTAAAAAAATTGAAGGTTTGCCTGAACTTGCTGCAACTGGTAAACTCGCTGAACAGACTTACAAGTTCGCTAAGCGTATGTATGCTCCAGCAAAGCCAGTTGATACTATTGCTACACTTAAGATTGACTTTGAAGTTAACTTGAATGAAGATAATGACATGTACATCTATAATGCTCTTAGAGCATGGGCGGATCTAGTTTATGATCCACTAACTGGTGCACAAGGTCTTAAAAGAGACTACGCGGATGCTATCATTTCGGTAAATATTTTCAACAGAGTTGGAGACATTTACAGACAATTTGACTTTACTCCAGTATTCATCGGTCCAGATAAATTATCTGAAATGAAGCTTGATTATGGTTCTGACGAGATTTTCCGTCTCCAAGCAACATTCACAGCTGACACATTCACTGAAACTAGAATCGGTGCGGTAAGAGTATAAAATAAACTGAGACTATAAACATGGATATGTTCAATGCAAAAGATCGCAGAAACCCGAAGATGGACGACTATATGAACGTCTCTAAACCGGCATTTGGCGGTCCAAAAGAAAAACAAGATTTTGATAAATCTAAACGCACATTCCTAAAAGGCTATCAACGAGAAATCGAAAGAAACGCTGATTTCGAAGGCGGAAAAGAAAACCCAAACTACGATACCACTTGGAAGGCAATATCTAGAGATGTTGTTAATAGACAAGCGGGAAAAAAACCATTTGATCCGATGTACACATCACCAACATTTAAAACTTCCGATAAGGTCGAAGAGGGCAGAATTCTACGCTATAATGAATTCGTCAACGAAAACTTTGAGGACATGCTTAACGGCGAAGAAAAGGAAGAAATGCCGAATGGCATGGAAGGTATGGAAGACATGCCAGAAAAACCTGAACTAGACGAGGAAAAACTTGAAGCACTTATTGAAGAATTCGGTAAGGACATGAAGAAACTGATCGATGCAGTTTGCGAAGCAATGGAACTTGAAAAAGAAGAATGCTGCGACTATATTTGTGCTGCTATTGAGAAAGTATGTCATTCACCAGAAGAAGAAGGCGAAGAGAAAGAAGAAGGCACTGAAGAAGACGAGAACGAAGAAAAGTAATCGATTCTAAATACTATTGGAAACAAAAAAGGACCTCTTACGGGGTCCTTTTTCTATTTTATACGAACGATGTCGGTTCGAGTAGTTTCATACTCGTCATCCGGATCTAGTACCTTTGCGTGAAACTGAACAGTCGAGTAAGACTGGTTCAAGAATTCCAATGTATTGATTATGGAAGTCAAACTCAGGCTCTGATTGACGTAGATTATTCGGCTGTATTTACGATTTCTAACGTTTACTGCCTTATCGATCAATTTCTTAATCTCATAGTTGATCAAAAATGCTTGAATCTTATTTGGCACAACAATATCTTGCTCAAATTTCTCCTTTAATATCTTATTGACATTAAGAAGGTAATCACATTTGGCTTTCTTTGAAAATTTGTTTATGAACTGCTTCTGATCCCTTACAAATAGGATTTCCAGATTGCGGTCAATGCTGTCTATCATGGTAAATCAATTTTTTTGAGATCAATGCCGGCCTTCGCTAAGAGCTCAAGGCCTTGACGGTCTCTATATTCTTCTAAATAGACGACTCGAGTAATTCCCGATTGTAGAATTAATTTGCTACATTCTCGGCATGGAGAATACGTAATATAGAGAGTTGAACCTTCGCAACTTTGAGTTGATCTAGCAACTTTTGCAATTGCATTTGACTCAGCGTGTAATACGTACCACTTAGTCTCATAGTCAACGAAATTGTTATTCTCATCGAATGTTGGAATCTCACACTCGTTTTCAAAGCCAGATGGCGTTCCATTATATCCATCTGAAATAATGGTGGTCCCTTTAACTATGAGAGCTCCCACTTTTTTACGGCGAGCCTTTGATAGCTCTGCCCAAGTGAGTGCCATTTTGATGTATGTTATGTCATACTGGTGCTGTCTTTCTGAATCTTTATGCATATACATTATTTCGTCTTATCGTAGTTTTCGAATATCCAAGCAAGCAAATCGTCTTTGTCTTGTATAAGTAATATTGAATTGTCTTCTGGTCCTTCTAGCGTTTGGAAAATAGTCATGAGATCTTGAGTTGGAACTCCAGCTGGATCAACTAGATCCGTTTTGACTGGGGGCAGACTCTCAGGAATAAAGTGGTGTTGTAGCATTTGATTGACTAGTTCATAGTGTCTATCATAGATATGATACGAGTTTGCAGTATGCGAATACTGGCCCAATTCCAAATTAGGGTAAGTTGGTTTCAAGTGAGCGAGCATCTGCATCTGTAAAGCACAGAAAAACGCGACATCAGTTGGAGTTCCCCAAATTGCATCATTACTTCTCATAAAGACACTCATGTGAAGTCGATTCTCTCTAATATGGAAGTTTGCATACATTGTACACACAAAATCCTTATTCTCAGCATACTGATGTATTGGCATATTGAAATGCATCACAGCTTGTCTAGTATATTGATCTTTAATTAAAGAGGTTAATGCCCATTGATATTGGGATGTGCCTACGTGATTTTTTACACTAAAGATAAGGTTACCATAAGCAGAATTTGCCGTCCCGTCTGGGTTTTGGATTGTTTCCCAGAATTTAGCGTGTTTTGAAATAAACGATACATCATTACGTCCCAAGAAATACCACAAAAATTCTGCAGCTAGATACTTCTTTTGAGAGCCTCTAACTGGATTTCTATATAGACATGACGTTGGATCTTCCACGACAATGCATGCATCAAGATATTCTTTACTGACTGTTCCTCTGGCATTATTTACTACACCAGTTAACATTAATGACTTTAATGATTGGTGGTATGCTTGAGCGAAAGTTTTTCCTTTAAATACTAACATATTTTATTTTACTAAGGTTTGATGAATAGTTTAGTTAAGAGATTGTCATATCAGAGAAGTGCTCTTTATTCTCAACATAGATCTTCATATCGAATAGCTCCTCTGGTAGCATATCATGGGAAATTACAAAGATGTTCATGTTATACTTCTTTGAAAAATCTTTAAGTAAATCGACAATTCTATAGATTGACTCAACATCGAGAGAAGAAAATACTTCGTCTAGGAATAGCAGATTTACTTGATGATGCTTCATTTTAATAAGTTCAAGCATACAGAGTAAGACAATTAAGTTCATCTTTTTCTGTTCACCAGCCGACAATGAATCTGGAGAGATCTGCATTCCCAAGTGAGTGATAATTGGATCAAACTCAAGATCAAATTCAAATGCAAATTTGAACTCAAGAATCTTTGCAACCTTTAGGATCTTTTTATTTAGAATTGGAATGATTTGACTCATTAGTAACTTCTTCATACCATTGTCTCCTAAGATTACTTCCATTTCCTGACTCATCTTAAGCTTCTCGTCGATTTCGACCTTTTCAGTCGAGATCTCTCTGATCTTTTGTTTGATAGTATCGATTACTTTCTTGATTCGATCAACTCCAGTTGTGTCAGTTTGTATCGGATTCTCAAGATTCTGCTTCTCACGCTTGAGAGCTGGCAGCTGAGCCTGAATTGTAGTATAATCGGTTTTCTTCTTGGCTTGAGAAGTCTCAAGTTCTCTAACTTTGTTGGTAAGCTCAGTTAATCTAGCTGTGATATCTGGTAGCTTGTTTTTCTCTGTAATCTGCTTCGCTTCAAGCTTATTCTTAATTTCTAAGTGAACTGTGTCAGTAAGATCCGAAAGACAGTGTGGGCACTTGTTCTTTTCATAAATCGCAAGTTTTGAGTTAATCTCCTGAATATTAAATTGGACTTTGCTGCGTTCTTCTTTAACTGAGTTAACGTCTTTTGTGATAGCATCGAACTCAGTTTTTAAAGCAGTAAATTCGTCCTTAATTGTTGTCTGACTTGATTCAAATTTTGAAATTTGGTCAGCAAGCTCAGCAATTCTAGATTCATTTATTTGAACGATATCGTTTTTGAGACCGTTCAATTGCTCAATTGAATTTTTTAGTACCTCAGTATTATGTTCAATCGACGCTTGTATTGAACGGCTCTTGGTCAAAAGTTCCTTTGTCTCTTCTTTAGTTATGACTGCCATATCATTTAAGACGTCAAGGCCAAAGATCTTATCGATAATTTTTCGCTTATCAGCTGGACTAAGTTTTACGAAACTCTTAAAATCGTTTACGGATAAAGAGATTGTGTTAGAAAATACGTTGAATGGGATCTTAGTGAGTTCCTCTTCGATAAATTCATCAACTCGTCTTTTATCTGGTAAATTATGATCAGTGCTGTTTATTTGTAGCCTAGAAAAATTCGGTTCGAGGCCTCGTTCTATCTCAATTGAATCTCCGCCTCCAGTCTTAAATTTGATGTAGGTATATGCATTCTTATTAATTCGATTTGGAATCTCTTTAGTCTTACGAACCGCGGACTTTCCATAGATTGAAACCGTTAATGCATCAGAAATTGAAGACTTACCTCCGCCATTCTTACCTTGAACAAGGACAAGTCGTGGATTGTCATCGAATGTGAATTCTTGTAATTTGTTTCCGTACGAACAAATATTTTTAAAGGCAAATTTTTCTATCTTCATGAATTTAAGTATGTAAGCTCTTCACCGGTTCCGATATCTTTTACTGTGATAATATGGTATAGTTTACTATCACTATCAAAGTTCATTTTGATATTCGGATAAGAACTTCTGTTATAAACTGACCCGAACCCTGAGAGCAGGCCACCAGTTTCAATTTCAAGTAAAGCGGTGACGTTTCCAGGACCAAGTAAAATGCTCTTTGCTTCAGATGGAGTCAGCTGACCTTCATTTAAACGGCGCTGGATCTCCATATCACTTAGGGTAGAAATAATTTCTCTTTCTCGACGAAGTCCATCTGGATTTGGAAAGATTCTATCAAGTAGAGGAGATTTAACTTTTTCCAAAGAGTTAATTGTTATCTTTGGCAGCATGATTAAAATACAGGTCTCGATAGTGGTTCCCATTGGGATATAGTCTCGAGCAAAGACTCCAAATTTAGAAAGACTAAGCTTCTTGATCTCAAGAAGATTATGAACGAATGGATTATGCATACTTATTGAGCTCCTTTACTTTTTTAAAAGTCTGATTGAAACGCTGAGTTAGGTCGTCCTTAACTGTTTGTGAATAGTCTTTAGCGTTTAAATAGTGAGAAAAAATATCTCCAATATTGAATTCGTCTTGAATATCAAATTCAACGGTTTGAGCTTCATCTGATTCCTGAGAACCGACATACGTAAAGAATTCTACTTTGCGATATTTTGAGTCGGCGATCTTTTCCAAGAAATTTGTGATTGATATTCTATTTGCAAAGCTCACGTCAATCATTACATCGACAAAGTTGTTTTTGAACTTTTGATTGATTTCTGCAATCGTCATTTCTAGTATGTCGTACATGTCTATCTTTAGAAAAGTAGGTGACACTAGATTCGGAACAAATTGTTCAACTAATTCTGAACTAGTTACGTCTAATATGTAATGACCTTTTTGATTGTCTCTATCTCCACGATCCATTTGATATGGAGTTCCTGTGTAGAGTAGGTTTTTCTTTTCTTGACGAATGTGAATATGCCCTGCATAGACTCGAGCATAACTCTTAAGCGCATTTAGCTCTAAACCATGCTCAACCTTAGCGAATTTATTAAGAGTAAGCCCCTTAACGTCAGCATGACAAACTATATACTTTGCCGAATCAGTATAGTCCTCAACTATACCGGCAAGCCTAGTATAATCTTCAACCCAAGGCAACATCAAGAAAGGATGAACTTTGTTAATGTTGAGTAATTCAGGTTTCTCAAATACGTGGATGTTATCTGCCAAATAGGTCAGAGATTTTACAGAGTTGACGTCATTTTTGTCTTTGTAGTAGACGTCATGATTTCCCAAGATTATGAAAACTCCCCTCTTAAACTTTTTAGCGAGCTGTGAAAAGATTCCAAAAACCTCTGTTTGGATTCGAATATTGACTGATTCTCTTGAATGGAAGATGTCTCCCTCTAACATCAAAATATCTCGATCTTCGTCGAAGTCTGAATCGACTTGATGAATAAACTCTTCCAGTAGCCATTGCTTCTGAATCTCAAGCCATTCAATCGAGTTGTTCTTGATGCCAAGGTGTAAATCTCCGACGAGATGTATTTTTCTGATGTTATCTAGTTTCATTAGAACATTTTATTTGACTTTGTTAATTTGTCCAAGAAACCGTATTTTGAATTTAATTCGAGAAGCAATGTTTCTTTATTCTCATAACTTAACATATCGAAGATCTTTTTGTAGTCTGTTGATATTGTAACCGACATTGCATCAAGCACATAGATCGGAGTTATGAAATAGTTTCGATTGTTTGTCGTTATCAAATTGTGACACAGTATCTCAAACATTTGATTTATTTCTTGTTTTACAAATTTTTTCTTTTCAGGTTCAGACCCAAGAATCTCATTTAATTGAGCATTGCCTTGAATAAAACCAAATATCTCTCGCTGAATGATTCCCTGATCGACGTACTCCGAGTATTTTTCTTGGTCGTACATAAAGTAATCTGGAGAAGATGCATCGACCTTGATTTCTTTGATTGAGGATCCGCTTGTTTCGTTCTCATCTTCTTCACTAGTTTCATAACCCATATTGTATGTGTTATTGAAAATCTTGTCGTCTTTCTTGAGTTCGGCATATCGAGTCCGTCTTCTTTCGAGCTCAGTCGAATCTTCGTCTGATTCTTCAAAATCGTCTTCATAATCTTCTACTGAATCGAAGGTTGTGAATAGATCATCTTCGTGTTGTTGATCATCTGAGTAATCTTCCTCTGGAGAATTTACTCCATCAAACTCATCAAAATGATCGGTGTGTTCATGTTGTTCCACTTCATATTGAATCTTTTTAATTGATCGAATTCAATATGTCATCGTGCGGCGAGACTGATGTGACTGTTGTTTCAGGCGGCAACGTTGTCATATTGATTAGTTGATCGGTTTTTTGCGGAATATGCTGAGAAGTGTGGTATTGATTTCTCATTTCATTTTCCAGTGACATTGTATCGTCATCGTCAGAATAGTATTGACTCGCTGGGTCAGTCTCTTCGACTAATCTTGCAAAATCGTAATCCATTCTGTACATTTTAAAGCTTTCCGTGTAACCACCATCACGGTTTGCGATTAGTTTAATCTTCATACGGCGCTCCATTGGTCCTCTAATTAGTCCAAATAACGAGTCAACTGTATGAACTAGACCAAAGGATTCAGCAATATCACTCATTCCTATATCTTGATCGTCAACTGCATCTCTCTTAATTTGAGTCGCTGTAATAATGCACCATTCATTTCGAATAGCAACGGCTCTAAGTTCTTCAGAGATTACTTTGATTTTTTCATAAACGTTACCTTGTTCTCTAAGCGGTCTCATCAAGTTGATGTAGTCAACTACAATTACTTTGAATCTGATTCCAGTATTATTTTGAACAGTAATAAAGTAATTTTCAATATCGATAGCTGAAGCAGTTCCAGTTGGAAACTCTTTCACCATCATTTGACCCATTTGCGGATTATTCTTCTTTAGTATTTCAATCCGCTCTTTAACTCCGCCAGTTTGATCTTTATGTAATAGTGAATCGTAATCTTTGAATGGGAGATTTAGTGCGTTTGATCCGATACGTTTCATGTATTTGGCATCAGATAATTCAAGAGTCGCTACGCCAACTTCGCAACCTGCTAGGAAAGCTCTAGTTGCGATATTTGATAGAACCATTGACTTACCGACTTTTGGACGACCCTGGAATACGACAAGCGTTTTAGGGTTCCATCCTCCTCCTAATACCTTATCGAAATACGGAAAACCGGTTGGCGTTCCTATTTTTGATAACTGAACGTGATGTTCTGCATTGAAGAAATCTAGACCAGATCCAGCATTTGCAAAGTTAACATTCAATTTTTGATTGAACTTTTCTCTGACTTCGTTGGTAATTAACTCAACGTTATTTGGATTGATGTCCGTTGTTTTTAAGTATGAAAGTACATCGATCACGGTCTCATTTAAGTTCTTGTAAAAGATGAACGCTTTAGTGTACTTGTAGAGGAAATCGTAATTGTATTGTGTTAGATCTACCTCGAATATGCTATTAAATCTTCCTTCTGGAATATTTAAGTTCGCGAGGTTACATACTTCTCTAAGTTCTCCCCTAGTAGGAACCTTTAAGTATTCATTAAAGAACTTCTTGGCTTCTCGATAAACTTTCTGAAGAAGATCATCGTTGAAATAATGGGCCTTGACTGCTGGAATTATTTCACGCTTTTCTACTCCTTCGTAATTTTTTGGGCGAATCACTCGATCATTGTCGTCTTCAGTCAAAACGAAGTTAAAAATGACCTTCTCGAGTAGTTCAATATTTTCTTTAAAGTCTATCATATAAGCTTATACTATGGAAAAGTAATTGGTAAAGGTTTGTTCTGAAACAAAAATGAACTCGCCATCTTTTGATAGCGAGCCATTAGTGAGGCCTTCAGCGACAACTGTTTTGATTTTAGCCTTAAAAGCTTCATCTTCCAGTTGAGTGCCAAAGATATATTTTAAAGTCTTTGCCGAAAATTTAAGATCCGACTGGGACAATTCTGATTTTTTTGATCCATGAACTTTTATTAAGTAAGAGCAAGTATCTACGATAAAATCAGAAAGAGTTGGATAATTCGGCAAAGCTGTGTGTACTAGCAAATCATATTTGATTGGCTGCTCTGCGTTTATCTTATAACTCATCACTAAAATCGTTGTCTGTTAAATCTTCAAGTTCGTCAGTTTCAAGATCGAGCATTTCGGTATGTCCGTCTGGATATTTGAAAGTCGGCTTGATTACTTTTTCGTCTAACGCTTTAAGTACTTCGTCTGAGAATACTTTTGATGAGAAGAATTCTCTAACTGGAACAGCTTCTCCAGTAAAACCGTTTAGATAAGTCTTACCGAGTTTTTTAGGTTGGAAATAACAAGTCTCACCATTTAGTTCAAATTGAACAAGGCCTTCTTGATCGACTGGCTTTAATTTGTCGTATTCTTTTTGAGTGATTAAATTACCTCGACCGACTTTACAATTTTCCCAACTAACGAATTGTTCAAGTCCAACATACGGATTCATACCTTTGTGGAATGAAATGTGGAATTCAATGTCAATAGGTTTTGCAAGACGATTCTTTTTTGTCTTAGATCGAACAATAATACCGGTCGTTGCCTTAGCTTCATCACGAAGAGTTCCTTTACTTAACATCAAAATGATTGATGCAGAGAATTCAGGACCTCCACCGCCTGACATGCCCTTTGGTGTGTATTGATCCATTGAAGCGTAGGTGTGGTTCGTAAAAATGAACGGTACTTTGTAATTTGAAAGGTCAAGAGTGAACGATTTGAAGAGAGCTCTCATCTCTTTCGAGCGGAGACCCATATCAGCAGCGTTTTTACCCTTATCCATGTCAGTTTTAGACTTGTCTGTGTCCAACATACCAACCGAGTCAACAAAGACTGCAATTTTTAGACCTGGATTTTCTTTAATTGTATCAATAAGGTCATTGATAAAGAATTTGACTTCTGAAATAAGGCCCAGACGTAAGTATCTAAGTTTTTCAAGATCAACTCCAAACTTTACGTAGTCGGATGAGTCAATTGCACCTTCAGTGTCAATATAGAAGACATTGTATCCGGCTTTTTGGAGCTCACGAACTGCATTTAAGCAGAGAAACGTTTTTCCAGCGCCTGAGTCGCCAGCAATACCAATACTTCGAGTGTTTGGATACCCTCCAAATAGGGAGCCCGACATTTGGGCATTTAATAAGTAATTTCCGGTTGAGATGTATTCCTCAATGTCTGAGAAACCACGAATCTCTACCTTAGATTTTACTCGTTTGTCAAGAATGTCATTAAATTTTGCAAAAGCATCTAACGGAGATTTAGCCATGTGTCTTTATTCTTTTTAAAGTTCAGTATCTTTTACACTAAGCTTTAACCAAGTTTCACGAAAAATATGAAACAAGTAGAAAACACGCAGCGAGCAACATAGAATCACTGTGATCGCCATTCACGACTTTATAAAAACCGACCTCTTCGATTGATGAGTTATCTCTGATTAATTGGTTCTTAGAGAGAACTCTCGAAAAGCCAAGATTTTGTGAACCTTGTGCGTCAGTTAAGTCGATTGCATAACATTTGTAAGTTGAATAGATTGGTGAGACTGAAGAAAGGTCTCCAAGATAAAACATAGAGTCTTCATTTAGACTAAATGTTGAAAGATCGAAGCCACATTCCTCGATCATACAACGACCAACTGACTCAAACGGTGATGAATCTAGTTCGTCATTGTATTCGTCAGTGATCAGTGTGACCTCATCATTATCCTTGATGAAGTTTGGCTGCTTCATTGCATATATCTTATTGATTTTGCCGTCTTCGCTTCTAGTAAAAGGCAAAACGGCAATGCCAGTTCTAAGGTAATTTAGCTGGTTTGCCGTATCTTGATCTCTTTGAACAGAGACCATTTCAAATCGATTGTCGATTAAAGGTGTTCTGGTCTCAATTTTAGGACGATTTGTCATTAAGCTTCTTCTTTTTCTCAGGATCGAGCATCTTCCATAGGGAATCCGTAATGGAGTCAGCCGTTACACTGTTATTTATATAGACAGACAGCTTGTTGATAAATTCTTCCCTGTTCTGAGAGTTTTGATACATTGCCTTTAGTAAGTTCTTATTTGGAAGTCTTACTTGAACAGTTAAATTAAGGTTTGTCTCTTCCAACGCAAACATTCCAAAAAGATCATTCTCTGAGACCTGTTGCTTCGGTTGAGGAGATGGCGATTCAGCAACTTTTCCGTGTAAAAGTTCGGATGGAGATTTCTTTTTTGGAGCAGCAAGTTCAGCAGCAATCTCAAGTGGGACATCTAGCCCTGGAGCAATTTCCGATGCCGGTTGACTTGGTGCAGTGTACCCATCGTTAATCGAGGCAATCTCTGCCATACCCATTGGTGGCTGCTCGTCCATCAACATCATAAAATTACTGTTTAATGAATCTACTGATAGCTTTGTTCCGTCATTGAGCATTGCAAAATATCCTCCTCTAGTAGGCTCAATATCAATTACCTCAAATATTTTTCCAAGTTTAGGGCCCTTACCCTTAACCATTTGAAATCTTTGACCCTGAAAACTATTTTTAAGGGCCATTATTGCATCTATGTCCATGCCAAAAAATTTTTTTATTTGTTTAATCAGCTTTTGCATGAGCTAATTCGTCTTCGAGCTTTTTAATTTGTGCTTTTGTATCAAAACGACCTTGATAGAGGCCACTTAAGATAGTTCGAGCAGCAGAATCGAACTTATTTGTAAATATTGTATCATTCTTAGTGAAGATAGTTTCCATTGGAATTTCTTGACCTGATTGATATTTACCTAGGAATGAATCTGGTGAAATATTAAATTGGATTTGTAGGTTCGGATACATTGATGCAAAGTCAAAACATGATACGTTTTTGTAGTATCCTGGTTCAGGTTTAGCAACAAATGCTCCAGCATAAGCAGCTTCTTCTGCAATATCTCTCTTGTCACTTGCCATTCTCTTGCCTCTAGCCAAAAATTCTCGACACATTAGCGATTCTGTGATGTATACTGCAGAGAATACTTTTGATACGTCGACCTTTGCAAGCTGTGAGATTGAGAAGGCGACATCTAATAATCCAAGTTTGTCTTCTATAAGTTTGACAAGGATTGTATCGATCACGTTATACAGAACGAAATTTTCAACGTCTTGTTGAGCTTCCATCATAGTTGCATATTCGCTATGTAACTTAGTTGTACCCAGGACAAGATTTGCAATATAATCAAGCTTATAGTTCTCAACGACTTTATATGGCTTTGTGTTCATGAATACTTCCATATAGTCAAGAAGCCCGACGTGTAGAGGCATTTTAGCTTGACCTATTGTCTTATCGCTTTCCATGTTCTCCATCGGATCGATATTGAGACGTTTTGCTCTATTGACTAAATATAACCAGTCAAATCCAATTACATTCCATCCAGTAAAGAATGGGATCTTTGGAAATACTTTATGGAAGAATGTTGACATTAGCGCGTCCTCAGTCTCAAAGTACATATACTTGACAGTAAAAACTTGATTGTGAGACTTAAAATACTCGTTTGTGTCTGCTTCTAGTTTGGCCATTGCCTCTTGATCATAGGCTTTCATAGTTGACATTACGTAACATACGTTTTCTTCATTTACGAAAGTAATTAGATTGACTGGCATTGCAGCCTTAGCTGGATCTGGGAAATCGTTGGACGTTAATTGGATCTCAATATCCAGATAGTATTTCTTTGGGCCTTGTGAAGAAAAGATAAGATCTAGTTCTTCTTGGGTAAATCTTTCTTGAATAAGCTCTTCTAAACGAAATCGGCTCAGCCACTTGGACTTTGATTTCTTGAGAAATCTATTATCCCAGTTTCGATATTCGGTTGGGCTTGGGGTCAAAACCCAATTGTATTGGTCAATATCATGAATGTATTTACGAATATATGCAACTTGTCCATTTGCATCGTAATACGAAACTAAGAGTTCGCAAGTGTCCTGGTTAAATTCTGTGCTTATGATCATTTTTACTCGATTTACTAGTGTACTGTACTCATTTTTTATAAAAAGTTCTTGGAAAGACCTTGTATAAATAACTAAAAAGAAATCCAGGTAGAAAATGGCACTAATTAAACGTAAACAGATTGACCTATACATCAAACCGGCGCCAGACGGAACATATGGTCTCTACAACTTGGCAAACCTCAGTAGCGGAGCCTATGCAATTACAAATGGCGATCAATATGAAGTTGTTATCGATAAAATCGTAGCAGCTATTGACCAATTAATCGAAAACACAGCTAACGCATATTATACATACACAGTAGATGGTGCAAGCTCTAAGCAAGTAACGCTCGGTGGATCGATTGATCTTGGCGGAACGGCTAATCAGATCTCTTTATCTAAAACTGATGCGACAAACGGCGTAGATTATACATTCAGCCTACCGTCTACCTTGATTACTCCAGGTTCGTTGAAGGTAACTACGACTACTGAATTAGTTGGAAACGTTACCCTAAGCGGTAACTCTCAAACAGTTACTCATACTGGAACTGGTAATTTAACAATCAGTTCAACGAATGGTAATACTTTAATTGAAGGTTCAACGTTTACTGGAAATGATGTAACTATTCCTGGAAGCCTTGGTGTAACTGGCGATGTTACTGTTACTGGAAACCTTAACGTTACTGGTAATGTAACACAAACCTCAGTTAACGATGTGATTGTTGCAGACCGATTTATCAAACTGGCGAATGGAAATACTGGAGCAGTTACAGTAACCGGTCTTTACACACAAACTGGCTCTTCTACCTATTCCGGATTAATTTACAATTCTGTCGAAAATCAATTTAGACTATTTACTGCATCAGTTGAGCCTACAACATCAAGCTCAATGAGTGTTCTTTCTCCGGCAACCCTTAAGATTGGAAACTTAGACGCTGCGACTATCGAAGGCGTTGCGTTTGGCCCAAATGCAAAAGAGGCAATCCAAGATCTTATGGGAGCTACTCTAACTGAGGGTACTGGAATCAACTTAACTTATTCTGATTCAGGCGCGGCTGGTACTGGAACAATCTCAATAGCAGTAGATACTGCTGAAATCGCAAGCTTGCTTAATTTACAAGTTAGAACGTATGAAGATAGCAGTTCACCTAACCAATATGGCATCAATTTAGCTACTGAAGCTCTAACCTTTACTGATTCAGATACGGCTCTAGTTAAGAAGGTATCTGGCCAGGAGGCGCTTAAAGTAGTTATTCGTGGAACAATTCATGAAGAGATTGATTACGCTGCATCTGCTGCAACTGGTAAATTTCCACTAAGTGGTGGAAATGCAACATTAACTCTTAGCTACAATATTGCAACGGACGAATTTGAGGATATTAAGAACAATAAGGAATACGTTCAAGTATACATCAATGGAGTTAAATGTAGATATACTGAATGCAATTGGACAGCTGGCCAAGCGACAGTAACTGTATATGGAGGTTCTTATAGTTCAGGTGGATATGTTGGTGTTGGATTTGATCTTGACTTAAATGACGTATTTACAGTTCTTTATTATGGAGATAAGACAAATATTACTCCAGGTGAAGTAACTACGACAACGACTACTACAACAACCACAACTACTACAACTGCATCAACTACGACAACGACTACTCCAATTGAAACTACTGCTGGTGAATTATTCGAAACAGTATTGGTTAACTCTGGAGGCCAAACGCCTAGTGCGCTTGCAGTAGATTCTACTGGAAATAATTATGCAATTGGTCTAACTACTGGTAATATAACATATAAGCGAGCCGGTCAAAATTTTTCAACTGGATGGGGCGGAGGAACTGAAGTTTTGTCTGTTGCAATCGCAGAAGATGGAGCAGGTAATGTCCAAGGAGTATATGGAGTTTCTGCTAACTATTTTGCATATTGGGGAGGCGGATCATTTTTACAAGGAACTACGCCAATCTACACCGGAACACTTAGTGCAGTAGGCGCAACTACCGGATATGTTGTACTAGGAACGACTACTGGAGAAGTATGGGTATCTCAAGTAAACCAAGCTGGTGTACCGTCAGATGGATGGTCGCTAGTAACAGGATTAGAGATTGGCGACGCAATCGTTGATTTTTCAAATAACTATAATTATCCACAACTAATTGTTGGAATTACCTCAGGTGGAGTAGTCTTCTCAACAGTAGACCAATGTACCAGTTGGCAAACGAATCATACTGCGCCTAACCAATTAGTAGCAGTCGCCGCTTCATATAATAATGGACAGATAATGATTGCTGCTGCTGGTCTAAATTCCTTGTCTGTATGCGCAGATTTAGGAGTTTCACAATGGAATGATCTAATTGTTAGCGGACTAGCCTTAACTATTCAAGGAGTTGCATTCCAAGGAGTTACTGGCAGACTATTTATTGCAGAAGGCAGTACTGACGTATTGGATATAACTAGAAATACGCTATTAAGCGCATCCGGTACGGTTCCTGTATCAATTGCACAAAGTTTATCATATAATGTAAGTCATGCTGAAGCGATTAATCGTACAGTTGGAGTTTGCGGTAAACTTGGAAATAGTTTGTATTACTCAACATTAATCTAATACAATTCAACTTAAATAACAAAGGGGCCGAATGGCCCCTTTTTTTATGTGAACAGACTCTCGCCTGGGATATTAATAACCTCGCTCTTGACGTGCTCGGTTTTCCTCATTCTTTGACATGTACATATTATACATCTCTTGAGAAGTCATTCCGATTGATGCTGCATAGTTCATAAAGAAATGGAGCATATCAATAATCTCGAATTTACACTCGATTTGATCCTCTTGTGATAGATCTGAGAACTTTTTATTGGCGTATTCAGGATAAGCTGCTTTCCAACGTTTCCAAATAGCATTGCCCTTTCCGTCCTTGATTCCACCGAGAGCATCAGTTGCTTCATGAATCTCATCGATCATGGCATGATTATTCATGTGCCAAAATGTCATTAAGTCACGAAGACTCATGTTCTCAAAGTCATAACCATAAACAGTTTTTTGAGTCTCGGCCTGTAGGTTGAGAATATCTCCAAGCGTATCAATTGCTTGATTCTCGGTACTATGGACGACTTCTGAATGTAGGTCCTTAATCTCTAATTTAGCGCAGCTATTATCGGTGTTTGCCATATTTCTTCTGTAATTGTAGGCTCTTTTATTCTGGTTTGTGAAAAAGTTTCAGTTTTGGCCAGTTTTTGCTGATAAATAACAGTAGATGGCAGATTGTCTGATTCTTCGAATGATGATTTTTGGACGTAAGCTGATAAATAAATAACTTCAAAAAATAACAATACCCGCAATGGCAGAAAAATTAAATCTGAATAGGTTCAAATCAAGCGGAGTCTATACGGTGGAAATTGACGAGAGCGTCAATCTTAGCCTACCTATCACAACTGGTCGTTTAGTGATCGGTTCTAGTAAGAAAGGCCCAATCAATGCAGTAGTTGCAGTAAATGATCTAAGAACTCGTTTAGCAGTATACGGCGAGAACGACACTAAGCTCGAAAAGAACGGAAGCTATTTCCACAGAACAATTGACGTTGCTTTACGTGAAGGTCCAGTATTCGCACTTAACATAGTACCAGTAACTGATTCTGATCAGGCATACTTTGCAACGTTTAACACAGAGTCGGCTTCAGGAAACACACCTTGGACAACAAATCAATTCAAGAGCAAGATTTCCGATTTCTATAACACTCAAAAACTTTGGTTCGCTAGCATCGACCAGCTAAACAAGACTAAGAATATTGTTCTAGGTAATGGTGACTGGGTTAACTCAGGTACTAACTACGGAAACGTAGATAAGGATGCAAATAAGATCCTTAGTTTTGTAAACCTTGGTAAAAAGGACGTAACTATTTGGACAAGAGTCGCAGACGTAACTGGATACGATTTAACTGTTGGGGAATACTACAAGCTTCTTGGAGCAAATGTTGAAATCCCTGAATTCTTAAATGTTGACGACGTCGTTGCAGACTTTTTCGTAGAAGCGGTTGTAGTTGAAGGAGATTGGTCTGATTACTTAAAGCTCAGCCAAGATCCAATTTACAAACAATATTTTACTGAACAAGGATTGATCATCTCTAAGCTTAATGATTTCACTGCACTTAGAGAGGTTACTGTTGTAAATAAGGCAATTGGCTGTATTATTCCAGATTTCAGAGACCTTACTAATGCAAACGTTGCGATCGACAGAGTATTCAATAGAGCATTTGCTCAATCTGGAGTATTCTGTGCTCTTGATTTTGGAAAAGTAGATATTATGGATCTTACTGAAGATGCATTTGATGCGTCTAATACAGAAAACGTTCGCACTCACCGCCTTGACCTAGTTGGACACGGTTTTGATGAAAATCAATACTACGTTGATGCTGACGCTGAAAACCTTAGCCCATTGATTGATGTACTTTCACACAGAAAAGCGGCTGACAATAACTTGTCATTTAGAGTTCAAAACACAAATGCAACTTTAAGTAATGGAGCATTGGGAGAAACTCACGCAATCGCTTTAACTACTTCAACGATTTACACACCAACTGCAGTTTCTTTTAGCGGTTCATCTACTGCAACATCAACTACTCTCCATAAAGTACCTGGTGATGTAACTGGACAGATCACAGTTGGTAAATACTTGCAAACTACTGGTAACACTTACGTTGCAATCTCAAATGTTACGTATAGCGTAATTAATGACAATACTGAGATTACTCACGCAGCCGGAACCATTGCAGTATCAACTAGCTCAATCAACATCTACACACAATCAACAACTACTCTTAAGTACTTAGCTGCTTATGAGAACGGATTGGTTTGGAATGCTTGGAAGAAAGGTATCATTAAGAGTGGTGATAAGCATGGCGCCAAATACATCAAAATTGATGGAGCAGTAAAAACCACAACAGTTGGCGGAAGCACTATCAAATATATTGAAGTTAACGCATATTCTGATGTTACTCTATTAAACCAAGTAACAGTAGATACAACTGCTTACAATTCAATGAACTTCTTCAATGTTATTACTTCTCAAGATTCATTCAAGAAAGTATTTGACTTGACGAATTCTTCTTACTTTAATGGTTCTTACCAATACTTTGCTCCTAATAAGTTAGTATTCACATTGAATCCTAATCTATACGGAAACACTGCTAAAGGAGAACCTGTAAATAATAGCTACGATTCAACAAAGAGAACAGAAATCGATGAGTTCTTTAAAGTTGGCCAATACCTTAAAGCTAACGTGTCTGGCGGTAGAGGACGTCTCTTAAAGATTACATCAGTGGTTGCTCAAAAAGTAACGGTAAACTCTTCGATTACATTGAAATACACAGTTACGACAGTTTCACCCGCTGCAACTACAACATCAGGTCTAGATTTAACAGGTAACACAGTATCTTGCTACAAAGGTATTAAGAATTTCGTTAAGACAGCGGTAGGTATTAAAGTTCCAGCTCTTTCATGGTCAGAAGCAGATCTATTCCCTAATGGAACAGCTGCTAGACAAGAAGATATTTTGAACTACATGTTTGAATCTACTAATCTTGCTTCAACTCTAGCTGACGGAGAAACTATTGATTTCAGATACATTATTGACTCGTATGAAGGTCATGTTGATGCAAGCTCTAAATCTCCATTGGTCCAACTTGCAGCAGATCACGGTAAGTGTTTAGCTATCCTAAACGATCCATCGTTCCAACAACTTGAAAGATCAACTGATCCTAGCTTTATTGATCCTATCACTAAGCTAGTTTCAGCCGAGTATATCGCAGCTGGTGGAGATCTTAGTCAAAACCCAAGCTTCCAATTTGGATTTGCCGCTGGTGAGAAAAATGGTATTCCATTACAGTCTTACGCTGCATACTTCATGCCTAACTTAGTAATTCAAGAAAACGGTAGAAATAAATCAGTTCCACCAGCAGCTTATGTTTCTAATGTATTTATGAAGAAATACAGAAGCGGTAACACATTCTCTATCGCAGCAGGTAAGAGAGGTATTATCACTGATCCAGAAGTCGTAGGTGTAGAATACGATCTAACAAACGAAGACAGAGACTTCTTAGAGCCAGCAGGACACAACTTGATCGTAAGACGTAGAGGTTTCGGAATCATGGTATTCTCAAACAATACAGCTTATCAAAGAGTTAAGTCAGCCCTCAATAACATCCACGTTAGAGAAGCGCTCGTTACAATTGAGAAAGATATTGAAAGAATCCTTCTTAACTTCCTATTCGACTTCAACGATCCAATCACTAGATTGAGAGTTAAGACTCTAGTTAAAAACTATCTTGAAGCAGTTAAGGACGCGAGAGGAATCACTTCTTACGATATTGTTTTCGACGAAAGTAATAACGGACCAGAAGTTCTTGAGAATAATGCCGGAATCGTTGATATTATTATCGACTTCCCAAGAGGAATTCACAAGTTCATCAACCGTATCACTATCACAAGAGCAGGCGGTCAACTATCTTCACAATCAAGTGGATTTACTCCTTCTTTCTAATCGAAAGACTTATATTACTAAAGCCGAGAGAAATCTCGGCTTTTTTTATGTGACAAAAAAAGGGAACCAAGTTAATGATTCCCCGAGGCCGACCGGTTTCAGTCTAACTCCACCACTCAGTTTAGGTCTGAGAACCTTCTCGTATACGTTCGAGAATTGTTTCTAGTACTTTAATTGTGTCAGTTGAATCGTTGTGTAGGATTCCAGTCCCGCCAGCTTCGACCCACTTATCAATTTTAGATCTAGTATCATCAATTAGAATATCGTTTGGTCCTGTTGCAAACAAATGTTTTTGCTGCATTAAGATCAATCGACTGTCTGGCGTTTGATCAGTTCTTTTAGTTATAGGTTGTTGTTTGATTCCAAGGTTCAGTCTGACCCATTTGGTCTTTCCTGTGATGGAATCTTGGCTTCTACTAGGAGAACTTAATATGATAGGTTTGTATTCTTCGAGATAGTCCCAAAGCTCACGACCATCATTCTTCCAATAGAGTTCAGACCAATACGATTCACCGTACTTGTCAATCAATGCCCAAATAGAATTTTTGCCGTGCTCCTCCTCATATTCAGATGGCAATAGCTGGTCTGAATTTTCAGGTATCTCGGCGAACCCTCTGTCGAAATCGACGAGGACTCCATCTAGGTCACAAAAGATTCTGACTCCAGAGTTTTCTTGTGATTCTAAGAACGAATTGAATTGTAATGGTCTTCTCATATTGTTATTTATTGAACTCCTATCGTTACGCCGATTGCATCCTCTGGAGAATCAAAGATTCCGAGGACGTCGTTAGCCATTACCAAATGGTAAAGCTCGCCATGCAACGTGATGTCCATTCCAGCATATCGTTGATAGAGGACAGTATCACCTACTTTAATTGGTAGTTTTGAATCTGCGACCAAAGGTCCACATTCAATAACTGTGCCAATATTTGGTCTCTTTCGAGCCTCAACTGGTAGCACGATGCCTGTCTCAGTAACGTCTTCTTTTTTATTTGGAAGAATTAGCACTCTTTCAAAGGCTGGTAAAAATCCGGTTTTTGCCATGATTATTGCTTGTAATTTTTTTTGAACTTTACGTAGTCGAAACGTCTGCGATTTTCCAAACGAACGGCCTGTATAATATCTGACCTTAACTTGATTGGCAAAACGTTTGTGTGTAAACGTATGATTGTCTTATTACGGCCAAGATTGTTCTGGATCGTCTGTCTTTCACCTGGGTCGTTTATCTTTAGTGATTCACAGATAATATTGACCAATAGATCAGTGAAAACTGGATCATTAGAATCAATCGCAGGTTTAATACTATTCCACTCACACTGTTCCTTTAATCTATCAAGAGTCTTTGTTACCTTAGATGCAGTCATCTTTGGATGGATTCTTGGAATATTATCGGAACTGTCACCGCCTAGAAACTTTGTTAGGATCTCTAGAGTCGGATCTACTGGAAAATGCTTGTAATCTTTCTTTGTCAGATCATGCAGCACATTTATTACTGACGTGTTATCAATTGCTGACATTTCAAGATTGAAGAGATCAACTGGTTTGGGTTCGATTTTGTCGAAGTCCTCAGTTGTGTAGATCTTTTTGAATTTGGTCATCATCTTAGGTGTAATTAAGATGACTTTACGTTTCTCGCTTTCTAGTAACTGAATAAGATCCTTATCTACTGACCAAATGCAAATATCCTCTTGGATATTTTCGCAAATGTAAGCAATAAGGTCGTCTCCCTCAGCGCCTAGTACCCGATTGTGGATGACTCCATACTCTTCAGCCAATGAAGGCAAGATTTCCTGTTGAAAGTAATCAAAGAAAAGGTAGATTTTCTCATCATAAGTGCGTTTGCCCTTATATGCAAAGTCTCCCTCTCCATGAAACTCAAAGTGTTCCTTGATGTATTGACGACGCCAGCTTTTGGAGTCGAAAACAAAGAATACTGAAGAAATGTTGTCCTTAAAAGGAGCAAGGATGCTTCCAAAGTAATTTAGAGAAAAACTTCGAAAAGAATCCTTGCTTGCCTGTTTAAGTATGAACTTATCGTCATCGGTTAAGTCAGAAACGTAGTACTTTTCTCCTATCCTCTTGTCTTGGAGTAGGATGTTCTTAACGATGCTTGACGCGACATTAAGAAAGGCGTTTCCGTCGATGACTAAATTCATGTTCTTATTGTTTGCGCGAACGCGTTGGTTTTTTAGGAGCAGATTTTGCAGCAGCTTTCTTTGCAGGAGCTTCGGCCGATTCTGCCTCAATTGGTGCCTCAACTGGTGCCTCAGCTTGAGCCTCTGGCTGCACAGTCAATTTACGAATTGCTTTAGCAACAAGCTCAGCCTCATCAAGATTGTAAGCTCCTCGACTTTGTGCATGATTTGCAGCAGCAATCAGAGTTACGATTGCGTGCTCACCAGTCATTGTTGTCAAGAAAGCTTCATAGTCTGCTCGACTTGTGTAGCTAATAGCCGAAAGAAGAGTTACCTTTGGAACTTCTTGTTCGTTTGCAGCGGTTGTTTGTTCAACGTTTTCCATTTTTGAATATATGGTTTTTTTTAATTAAAGATCTGAGAAGATGTCGTCATCGAGATCAGTTGATGGAGTGCTCTTTGTTGGAGCTGGAGCAGCTTTTGCCGGTTCCGATGCTACACCAAAGTCGTCATCATCTAAATCTACCGATAAGCTTTGGCTTTTGGCCGGAGCTGACGCTGGTGTAAATTCTAAATCGTCATCCAAAGAAGATGTCTTTTTCATAGACGATTTTGAAGAACCAGCATTAGTAAATAACGCCTTCATTTTTTCGTCCTTCATGCCGGCAACGAGGTTATCGATGATTTGCTTGTAAGGAACGATTGCTTTGATATACTCTGCAACTTTTTCATAGTCAGAGTCAGTCCATTCTTTGTAGTGGTAAGCAGACATGTCTGGCGTGTTGTTCTTAAGGAACTCGGAGATAAAGCCGCGAACTTTAGGATCATCACTGATAGGAATATCTGTGCCCTTAGTTGGATGCTTCACGATTAGAGGAGACACCTCGTTCATGAATTTTGAAGAAGAGAAGTCTCTCCATGCTTTAGTCTTACGTTTAACTACGAGCACAAAGTCCTTACCTTCAGTCAATGAGAAAGGATTGATTTTAGAAACTGAGACAAGCTCTGCTTCTGGATTGATCTCTTGTTGGATCAAGTTGTCAATCGTGTATCCGTAAGAGAATACTTTAATTTGACCTTCAAGACCCGGGTTTTGAGGATCTCTCTTGATGTAAACTGGAGAGTAGTAATTGTAGTAGCGATTGAAGTGCTTCTGAATTTCTTTTACGATTTCAGGTTCTTCATTCGCAAGCTTACGAAGCTCAAGGTCAAGTGACCATAAGATCGAAGACTTTCCAATTGTAGAAGGACAATCAATTACGATACGTTCATTTGTCAAAGGATTGACAAGTTTTGCAGCGTACTTCTTGTACTTACTTTTAGATGGGTCAGCTGCCCATGGAACAAAGCGAATTACTGATTTGTAAACGCCATTTTGACCCTGATCAGGGCCTGGGTTGTAGACATTCTCGTCTACTTTACGAGCTTGTGAGGCTGCTTTGCCTGAAAAGTCGTCCGGATTGAGATTAAAGAGATCTTCCATTGTTCTTAAAGATTTGTTTATGATTTAATAGATTGTACTAAGGTTTACTAAAATAGTTTTCATAAAAAATGGGATGAGTTGTTCGATACCCATCCCATCGTGAAATTTTGCTAAAGGTTTTTCGGATTACTTAGCTTCAGTTACACGAGCTTCTTGGATATGCTTACGGCCATCTTGACTCAAGGTCTTGATTTCTTGTAATGCTTTACGAGCTCTAGTTCCTGCCGACTTGTTACCTTTTACATAGAATTTTTCAGCTTCTTCTTCTAGTGAAGCAACTGCTGTCTTCAAGGCATTTAACCATTCTGGTGTCATACGTATTGGATTTTTTCAATATTATACAGTATGAATCAAAAAGGTTTTAACTTGGGGTGTCGATTGGTGAATATTAACCTTTATGGTTACGAGTTTTAGCTAGTTTTTCAAGTTTTACCATAGTAGAAGCTTTACTTTGTTCATACCAGGTTGAAACTTTGCTAAAAAGTAATTTGACAACAGTATCTCCAGGATCACCGTCATTGTTTATTTCCGAAATTTCGTCTGGACTAAAATACCAAGACTTCCAATCTTGAACATTGAACTCTGTTATAGTGTCGTTCCAGCTATTGGTCTCAATTACAATGTCTATCGAGTATCTAATTGGATACTCTTGTAGACCTATATCAATTAGGCCAGTCTCTTCGTCATTGAAGTTTGAAAAAATTATTTCGACTGATACGTCTGTCTGTAGAGCGGCATCGTAATTTAGATCATCAAGCTCTGCAGAAAAATCAATGTCCTTGAATAATAAGGTTACTCCATGTTCGTGGTTAACTATCTCATCAATAGCTCCAAATTTAAGGACATTTGGATTTGATATGATTTTGGTTGTTGAGTTTTCGATCCAAGATGGAGTGCCGTTCTCATTGATTACATCGGTAAATTGGTGATAACAGCTGATTGCTGATTCTCGGATTTTGACAAAAGCTTGAGTCTTAGATGAACATTTTGAAAGCTCAATAAATTTACCATTCTCCAGCAGACCGGTTCTCCATCCACGAGAAGACGATTCTATTAAAAAGTCTTGGCCGAGAGCTGAGAGCTTTGTATAGCTTGCAGGTTGTGTATGTTCATTAAATCTTTTAAGCTTGATCATTTGCTGTAGGTTGAATAGTTTCGGAGTTTTCCTCTTTTTTATCTTCCTCCTCTTTCTTTGTTTCCTTTTCAGTCTTTGCGGCCTTAAGGAAAGTTACGTCAAGATTATCAGTGTATGGAGTATTATCAGAATCATACTCGACATCGATTTCGCCAAGCTCTTTATACTCTAATGATTTATCTCGCAATCCCTGTTTAAGGGTAAAGAACAGGTCTTTTTCCATTTCTTTCTCTCCAGTAAGAGAATCTTTGATCTCTTCTGCACGGCTTGTGAGTTTTTTCTCTTCAATCCATTTATCTAGATCGGCTGAGTTGACTTGGTATCTTTTATACTTCTTAATTCCTCCACCAGTTGGATATTCTGCTGCCCAGTCCTTATCTGCTGTAATAAAAATGAATACGTATTTCTTAGCGGCAGCCGGTGCAGCTGGCTCTCCTTCTGGAGCAGCACCGTCTGCTGGTGCTCCACCCATTGCTCCTAAATCTGGAAGCGGTGGAAGTTCATCCTCGTTGACTACTGACTCGTTAAATTCGGTAAACTTTAAAATCTTCATGAGATGTTCTCTTTTTGTAAGATTATTTATCTGACTTGAAATAAAAAAGGGAACCCTTTTGAGGTTCCCTTCTTCTGTAGGTTTATTAGTAGTGTTTATGATCCGCAAGCAAGACAATCTTCTGGATTGTCCAAAGAACAACTGATGTTTTCTAGATCAACTGTTACATCTTGAACATTAAGTTTCGAAATGTCTACACCAAGCGACTGAATAGCATCGTTTGCGCTCTCAGTTCTGAGGTAGTACATTCCAGTCTTAAGACCTTTTCTCCAAGAATGAAAGTGAGCTGAAGTCAACTTAGCTGTGTTTGCATCCTTAATGAACAGGTTTAGCGACTGAGACTGGCAGATGAATCGACCTCGGTCGGCTGACATATCTATTAAGTCTTTCTGTTTGATCTCCCAAACGGTCTTGTAAATCTCCTTAAGTTCAACTGGGATCTCAGGAATATTTTGAATCGATCCGTTTTCCTTAATGATCTTCATTCTCATTTGATCAGACCAAAGATCAAGAGCAATAAGGTCCTTAATTAGATGCTTGTTAACTGTAACGAACTCTCCAGCAAGGGTACGGCGTGTTCCGATATTTGAGGTGAATGGTTCGAATGCTTCATTGTTACCCATGATTTGAGCGGTAGAAGCAGTCGGCATTGGCGCAAGAAGTAAAGAGTTTCTAGCTCCATGCTTCATGACCGCTTTACGAAGCTTTGCCCAATCCCAACGTCCTGAAAGCTGCTCATCTGAGAAACCCCATAGATTGAATTGAAATTCTCCCTTAGAAAGCGGACTACCTTCAAATGATTCGTATGCGCCTTCTTTCTTAGCTAGATCAACTGATGCTGACATTGCGGCGAAGTAAATCGTTTCAAAAATGTCAGAGTTCATCTGTTTTGCCTCATCACTCGTGAAAGGAATTCCCATGATAGCATATAGATCAGCTTGTCCTTGAACTCCGATTCCGATTGGTCGATGTTTCATATTTGAATTTCTAGTCTCTGGAGTCGGATAGAAGTTTACGTCTATAACTTGGTTCAAATTAAGAGTTGTTTGATATGCAACATCATAGAGAGCTTGGTAATTATATTCAGCTGTGTGCTTCTTAAGTTTTCCGGATCTCTTACCTAATGTGACAAATTTGTTAACTGGAATTGATGCTAAGTTACAAACAGCCGTCTCATCCTTTGAGGTGTATTCCATAATCTCAGTACATAAGTTTGAAGACTTGATTGTACCTAGATTCTTTTGATTTGATTTCTCGTTTGCTGCATCTTTATAAAGAATGTAAGGAGTTCCAGTTTCAATTTGAGATTCTAAGATCTTTTGCCACAATTGGCGAGCTTTAATCGTCTGTCTGCCTCTACCTTCTTGCTCAAGGCGAGTGTAGTTTTCTTCAAATTCTGCACCATACATTTCCCATAAAGGAGTTTGGATCTCGTTTGGATCAAATAGTGTCCAATCTGCATCAGCTTCAACTCTCTTCATAAAAAGATCTGATGTCCAAAGCGCCAAGAAAAGGTCACGTGCTCTGCGCTCTTCCTTACCATGGTTCTTGCGAAGATCTAACCAATCTTCAACGTCAGCATGCCAAGGTTCCAAATAGATTGCAAATGAACCTTTTCGCTTTCCTCCGCCTTGATCTACGTAACGAGCAGTCTCATTGAATACTCTAAGCATTGGTACGATTCCATTAGACGTTCCATTCGTGCCCTTAATGTAAGAACCTGTCGCTCTAACGTTGTGAATCGCTAGTCCAATACCTCCAGCATTCTGCGAGATCGCTGCAACATCGGCAAGTGTCTTATAGATTCCCTGAATGGAGTCATCGTCCATCATAAGTAGGAAACAGCTTGACAATTGTGGACGTTTTGTTCCAGCGTTAAATAGTGTTGGAGTCGCATGCGTCATTTGGTGAGTTGATAATAACTCATACGTTTTGATCGCTTGCTGAATATTGTTTCCCCAAATACCAACCGCAACTCTCATATACATGTGTTGAGGAGTCTCTGCTACTTGGCCATTCGTCTTTAGAAGATAGCTTCTCTCCAGAGTCTTGAAACCAAAATAATCGAACACAAAATCTCTATCGTGAATCACTGATTCATTTAGCACATTTTTGTGTTTCATAACAGCTTGGTATGTCTCGTCAGAAATTAGCCCCGCATTAAGTCCAGTTTTCGGATCAACGTACGAATATAGATGTTCTATCGTATCGCTGAATGATTTCTGAGTCACTTTGTGAAGTCTAGTGATAGCTATTCTTGCGGCCAGAATTGAATAATCTGGGTGCATGTAAGTCAACCCAGCGGCAGTTTCTGCAGCTAACGTATCAAGCTCATGTGAGCTTATTCCATCGTAGATTCCAGCAACGACTTTAGTTGCTACTTCCAATGCATCGATGAAGTCTGTATCAAGATCATAAGTTTGTTTCTTGATACGATTTGTAATTTTGTCTAATCTAAGGGTTTCTAAATGCCCGTCTCTCTTTAATACTTTCATTGTTCTGTTTGTTGCTTTATTTTAGAAATCTTCATCAGTTGAAAATGCTGAGTCATTGCCAGATTTTACTCCAGCCTTCTGGTATTCACCAACCCTTTTCTCAAAGAAGTTGGTTTTTCCTTTAAGTGCAATATTAACCATGAAATCAAAAGGATTTGATGAGTTAAACACTTTTTCACAGCCTAAGTCGATAAGCAGACGATCTGCAACGAACTCAAGATACTGCTTCATGAGGTCAGCATTCATACCGATTAGTCTAACAGGCAACGCTTCAGTTATGAATTCTTTTTCGATCTCGAGCGCAGAAAGAATGATTTCCTTTATACGATCTTGAGAGACCTTATTGACAATGTGGTTATTATGAAGGTGCACCGCAAAGTCTGTATGAGAGCCTTCGTCTCTTGAAATAAGCTCGTTTGAGAAACTTAGTCCAGGCATGAGCCCGCGTTTCTTGAGCCAGAAAATAGAACAAAAAGATCCTGAAAAGAAAATTCCTTCGACTGCAGCGAATGCAATTAATCTTTCTTGGAAAGAAGAGTTTTTAATCCAACGAAGAGCCCATTCAGCTTTCTTTTTGACAGCAGGAATTGTATCAATTGCATTGAATAGTGTATCTTTCTCAGCTGGATCAGTAATATAAGTATCGATTAAGAGGGAATACGTCTCTGAGTGGATATTTTCCATCATGATTTGGAACCCATAGTAAAACTTTGCTTCTGGGTATTGCACTTCGCTAACAAAGTTTTCTGCAATGTTCTCGTTTACAATACCGTCACTTGCTGCAAAGAAAGCAAGCACATTTTTGACGAAGTATCTTTCGTCATCGGTTAACTTAGTGCGCCAATCAACAAGATCGGCGGCAAGATCAATCTCCTCAGCTGTCCAAAAGGAAGCTTCGGCTTTCTTATAAAAATCCCACAGATCGTGGTGCTGGATAGGAAAGATGACAAATCGGTTGGGATTCTCTACTAAAATAGGCTCCATCATATTAATTTTTTTTAAAGGTTAGTGAACTTGATACTGTGAATCGAAAATTGGCCATGATGGGAGCTAACTGAGGTTGCAAATTTGCATAAATTGGTAGCTCTACCATTCAATGGTTGACCTGTAGTGTGAAAGTTGTTGTTCGACCAAAGCATCTTGATTATTTATATTGGTACTACTGGTCTAGGGTTACTCGGAAAAGCCGAAATTGATGTTATTCTTGATAATGTCAACCTCTGTGATCGTCAGTAAACCTTCACTTGCAATTTTCATCTTACCTTTTAGATGGGATACGTCCATGTTGAACGAATCTGATGTGCCGGCTATAAAAATAGTGAGAACGTTATTGTCTTTATTGAATTCGTATTCGTGCTCTTTGTTAAGAGTTCGATCTTTTAGCGTCTGCCAAGTTAATTTGTCAGCATTAATTAGATCTCTACTGGTAGTCAGAATGATTCTTGGCTCTCCTTTCTTAAGGACAATATCCTTAATGTAGAAGTCGATCTCCTTTCCGGATTCGAAACCTGCAGTATCTTTAGCATAGTTTGCGAATTCTGTCTTGTGGAGAAGACCGGTAAAGTAATTTTGGAACTCGATGAACATTCCGAAATCGTATGGCTTGTTCGTAAGAGTACCAGTATACTTTTGGCCAAAATTCAATTCGTGGATTCTATCAGGAAGAGTGTGCTTGATGTATTTCTTGTAAGAAACGATGAACAAGTCATTTGCTTGATCGTAGTTTTCAATCATAACTGGAATCTCCTTGTTCAAGTAATCATTAAAGTCTCTGATTACGTTGGCAGCTGCGTGCGAACCTGGTAAGAAACATTTTACGCCACCCTTGTAAGTACATAGGTATCCGCCCTTGACAAGAGAATTGACTTTGATATAGAACCATTGATTTGTTTTTTGGAACTCTTCTAGATCCTCGCGGTGTGCGATAGTAGAGCACTTACGCTCTGATGCAAGGAATTCGCCGTTATCTGCTTTATAGACAACTACTTTAAACTCGCGATCAGTCTCTCCATGAATGAGTAGCGCAGGTTCATGTGAGAACTCTCTAAATGGAACGTATAGAGTTGTGTATGTTGCATTGTCTTGCACAACGATTTGCTTGGCTTCAAAATCTACTTGCTTAGCAACGACTTTACAGATTTGACCAGCAGCAAGATCCTTGGAGCCAGTTATTTCATGTCCGTTGAAGTACGCATTGTACTTGTCATATAATTCCTGAGCGTAAGGTTCTTTACAGAAAATCTTGAGACCTGCCTTACGATCAGCCTCTGTCAATTTGACTGATGTGTTGTACTTAGACGAAGGTTGGTTGAGGATGTCCTCAACATTTTGATCGTCGAAATTGGATGAGTTTATTTTGTTCATATCGTTACGTTAAATATAGTAACTTATACGACGTTTCTCACCAAAGTTTTCATTTTTATACTCTGGGCGGTGGAACAAATAGAGTCGGAAAGGTCGAAACTCCATACATGCCAGGAAGTTTTGTTTTGAAAATTAAAGTGCCCAAAGACATGTGAGTTGACCTATGTAAGATTTCGTCCAAAAATATAGCGAACAATGGATTTTTTCTAGTTAATCTTTCCCAAGGCGGAAGATCATCTTGATTAAAAATTGGATGGAATTGTCTTGCAACCAATACTCCAGGGCCACCAGTTGAGCAGAGAACAACGGTTCCCATAAAAGCTATTTCTTTGAGACCAATTTCTAATTTTTCAAAAACAGGCAGAGCAGTTGCTAAGAATATTGGATAGATGTCCATATTCACATTGCTTACTTTTAAGCCTTTCGCAATTGCTTCTTGGATCGCTAATTTAATTTGCTTAATTATTGCTCCAATTGGATTAACTAGATCTAAAGGAGTTAAAGAGCTCCATGAACCAGATGGAATTAGGTTTAGGATTGGAATTACTATCTCTGAGATTGGTTGAAGAATTGAATCTAACGCAGCATTAATTAAATTCTTGAAAAATGAAATGACATCGGTATTCATCATGAATCCGAAAAATGCAAGCATATCTAAAGGAAGATCTGGAAAAAGTGGCAATTTGATTTTTTTACCATTAGGTAGAGTAATTTCAACTTGATTTGATCGGATTCTCTGTAGTCGAACAATTCCAAAAGCTCCACAATCAATTTCTCGAATAACTTCTTTGATGTCAAGTGTTGAGTTGACACCTTTGCCTGAACCAGTCTTTCCTAGGTTATTTAGCAAATCTGACATTAATCTGAAGATCGCTTGGATTAATGCAGCAAGAGCAAGCTTTAATAGCGGCTTAATTATTGCATCAAGAGGAATCTTAATTTGGATTGGCAATGGAGGTTTTCCAGGAATTGGAAGTTCCGGTAAAGAAATTGCTGCAAGAATTGGAGTTAAAATAGATCCAATTAATGCGCTAGGACTAAATGATGCAGGAAGAGGTATTGGCGGTATTGCTCCCAATAGTGTACCAAACATTCCAGTGATTGCGCTGACGCTGACTGATTTCAGATCACTGACGTTTAGCATCTTTTTTATATCTTCTTTAGTTAAGCCATCAATGAGTGCAGCAGATAGACTTGTAAAAATAGCAAGAACTGCAAGAACTTCTGGCCGAACTCCTTTAAATAATGCATCTGATTTCGATTCGCAACAAGGTTTACTTGGGTCAAAGACTGAAATTTTAGGTGGAGAAGCAAATGCGACTGCAGTAAACGATAAAGCTTTGACTAACAAATCTTGCATTTCATTAGCTGCATCGGCCATTTCTTTTTCTTCTTTCTTATTTCTAGCTTCGCTTGTATCTACTGACTGCTGCTTTCCCTTAAAATAATCGGTGGCCTTTTTCGAAAGGTTCTTTAATGCATTTTTGAATTCGACGATATCTTCATCTTTTTCAAGATTAAACGACTCCTTTGAAGTAAGATCTCGAGGATTTATCTTTTTGACGCGTCTTTTGATCTTCTTAACTAGATCAGTGTCTGTTGCAACTTTTAATTCGCCACGGCCTGCCATTTCAAGCAAATCCATAACACTAGTGATTGCTGCAGATAGATGCGGATTTAATTTAGAAGGATCGTCTGGATATATGATTTCGCCTAGTGTTAAATTATCGATTAATTTATTAGACTCATCAATCATTGCACGAATTTTTGTCTCAAGATTAATTGGATCAACCTTTCTAGCAAGAGTTTTTAAGTCTCGTCTTTTCTTGGAGTCTGGTTCTAATCTCGCTTGCTCTGTATCGTTTTGTCTAGCATCTTTTATTTTTCGCTTCAAATCATTAACGCTAGTTGTTGCAAAATCATCAAACGAATCTATTTGCTTGTTTATCGTTGATCGGATTTTTGTGACAAGACGTTCGTAATCTTGAGCTGGTGTAGTCTCGATAGAATTGAGAGCGACTTCATCGCCTGTTAAAATTGAATTTCTTGCAGCATCCACCGAAAGTTCTCCTCTATCTCCTGGCGCAAGTTTGCCATTTGGCATAGTAACTGCTGGCAATTTACCTTGCGCAAGGTCAGCTGTAATCTTTGCGATTTTTGCAGCTTTCGCAGCAGCTCCAGTTAATTTAATTGGAATGGTAAATGCTCCTTTAATTGGAAGACCTGCGTATGGACCATTTAACCCTAACGGATTTTGAGCAGACGAATCAAATTCAAATCCTAATTTTGCCTGATTAGGTAAAACTAGTGATGGTAAATTTGGTCCAAATAGCATGTACTTGCTGCCGTCTGGTGCTAGATAAAAAATAAAGATAGACGGTAATGGAATAGGAACTGGTGATGGAAAGCTTATAGGCAGAGCTATCATTGGAACAATTGTGCCTATTGGCGAAGAAATAACTGAGAGTACTTTCCAAGTTTGAGGTAGAGTTACTATAATTGGACCGGGAAAAGCGGGAATCAATCCATTAACTGGATAATACCTAAAGAGTGGTGCAGTAAGATCCGGAATTGGTAGAATTCCTAGGAGTGTCAATTCTTCAGCAAAATATTTCCAATAACAGGGAGTAGTCATATCTGGTAGACTTGCATCATTTCCAGTTAATGTGCGTATTCCGAATGGATCGGTCCCTCTCTTAGGTTTTATTGCATCTTCACAATTTCCACCAGCCGCATTTGCTTTAGCGGCAGGTCCTCCGAAACATTTAATTTGTAGTAGCTTCTTTTGAAGTTCTTCTGGATCGCCAGCTGCCTCCTTTATGAGAAGGTCAATATTTTGTAGTTCGAGATCAATTCGGTCAATTACACTAGAAACTAGTTTAGCTGACTCTTGATATATTTGAAGAACTTTTGGTAAGGACTTTGACGTTGCTGGGTAAGTCTTTTTATCAAAGACTGTATCTTGTGAAAGAGTTTGAGCAATATTTCCTTCTCGTAAATGATGAGCTGCTTCTCTACGAGCAAGAGCTTTAATATTTTCAATGTTTGCTGCAATATTTGCTGGATAAACTTCTTCTCGTTCCTTCTTGCTTCGACTAACAATTTCTGGACCTAGATTTTGATAAAATGCCTGATATTTTTCAACATTTTTTATGAAGAATAGACGGTCATCTTCTTTGAAAGTTTTGGGTAAATCTGGATTTCCTGAAAGTATTGGATCAACTTCATCAGCTTTTATAGTAAGCCCGCGTTCGTCAAGCGTAAATAGGTTTTGAATAGGCGCACGCAAAGTCTTAAATAAACCGCGATATCCTCCAGCTCCATCATATAGTTTCGAAGAGACGTCAATATCGTTTTGTGCTTTACTTGCTGGAATATATGTGACGTAACTGCTAATATTATTCATCACATTAGTATCTTTCAGGAATCGATTACGTCGTATTTGAATTGTTTTGTCTTCTTGGCCATCTTTGATCGTTGCATTAATTAATTCGTAAAGACGTAATTCAAAAGTAACTAAGTTGTCTTTTGCGGTTGGTATGATTTTTCCTGAAATTACTTTGAATTTACCTCTCAAATCATTTAGATACTCTGTGTATTTTGGATTAATTTGATTGGTGTTCACTGGCCCATACGTTGTTGGAACAGTTATGTATTGATTAGGAATATCTTTATATTGATCAATTAGATCCTTTGCTTTATTGGCCGCGTTTTTTTCGAGCTTATTGATCTCTTGCTGAAGTGCGATCCTTGCTGCTGGGTTTATCGTAGCTTTAAGTTTGTCCCTAGCTGCCATAGTTTCAGCAGTGATTGGGTTGACTGCGCTAGACACGGCTAAATAAAATCTAAGTCTTTCTACAAGATAAGAATCAATCAAAACAAGATTAAAACGAATTTCGTCGAGTCGGCCTTTAACTGCAGACAATTCGACTAAGTCTTTCATTTTATCTCGACTGGCGCTTAAGATTGCATCAGCCTCTTTTAGAGCAGCTGGCAAACATGATTCTTCTAGAGAAACGGCTGGTGGCGGAGAAGCTGGTTTAGCTTTTTCCAAAGGCGGCAGACAAGACTTGACCTTTTTGAGATCGTCTTCTGAGAATCCAGTTGGAGTAATGTCTCCACATTCTATCTTTTCGAGTAAGTCCTTAAAGTCTTTGGCCACGTAGTGCAAATTTCTTTATTTTATCTATCAGCTCTAGTAAAATGACGGACGCTCAGGCTATTGACCTGAGCGCCGCCCAACAGAGTTGCATCAGCTTTTACACTGAAAGGTCAGTAGGCGGTTGAACCATTAAGCAGTCTGTTGTTATGAGCAGAGATGCAATTGAAACTGCATTCTCCAATGCACATCTAGTTACTTTCACTGGGTCAATGATTCCTGATTCAAGCATGTTGACATACTCTTCAGTTTTAGCATTGTATCCCAGATCAGGATGATCAGAAAGTCTATTCCAAATAATATCTGCATTAAGACCAGCATTGGCTAAAATTGCTTCAAACGGTCTGTGGCACGCAGTTATCAAAATTTCTTTACCGAGTTCTTGATCTCGAGTCGGTAGCGTGAGTGATGCTTTGACATGCTCACTGGCTCTATAAAGAGAAATTCCTCCGCCTGGAATAATTCCCTCTAGCACAGCAGCTTTTGTTGCACCTAGTGCATCATCAATTCTATCTCGTTTTTCTTTAGCTTCTACTTCAGAAAATGCGCCGATTTTGATAATTGCGACTCCGCCTTGAATCTTTGCAAGTCGCTCCTTTAACATTAATTTAGTCGACTCTGTAGAAGTTGCTTCAATTTGAGCCTTTAGACTTTCAACTAATTCGGCAATCTTTGTTGATTCACCAGAGCCACCAACGATAGTTGTAGAATCGCCAGTGATTGTTACTCTTTCGGCTGAACCTAAAACGCTAGTTGCAACAACTTCTTTTAGGATCATACCTTCTTTTTCGGATACAGTTTTACCACCAGTTACAGTTGCAATGTCGTCTAGTCTAATTTTGCGTTGGTCTCCGAAACCTGGAGATTTAACAGCAGCTGCTTTAATTGTTCCACGCAGTCGGTTAACGATTAGAGTATTAAGAGCTTCACCATCAACTCCATCAGAAATAATGAGAAGCGGACGATTGCTTTTGTTTGAATACTCTAAAAACTGGATAATATCATTCAATGACGAAATCTTACCATCATATAGTAGGATCAATGGATTATCAAATTCAATTGTTCCTTTTTCTGGATTGTTTACTAAGTATGGAGAAAGGTATCCGTTATTAAACTGCATTCCCTCTACGATTTCTACATAGGTTTCTGCAGTTTTACTTTCAGCGACTGAGATGATTCCATCAAAACCGACTGCCTCCATCGCGTCGGCAATTATTTGACCAATTTCTTCATCATTATTTGCAGAAATTGTTGCGACTTGTTTAACTGTTGAAATATCTTCAACTTTAATGGCTTTTGATTTTAGGTACTCAACGATTGCCTTTGATGTGGCTTCGATTCCCTTTTTAAGTTCCATTGGGTGTGCTCCTGATTCTACCATGCGATTGCCTTCCTTGAAGATAGCATGAGAGAGGACTGTTGCTGTTGTTGTACCGTCGCCGGCTTCAAATGCAACTTTTTGTGCAACTTGTTTTACGAGTTGCGCGCCTACATTCTCTTGATAATCTTCAAGATCAACTTCTCTGGCAACTGTCACACCGTCTTTGGTAATTGCTACTGAATTATCACGGGCAATAATTACATTACGTCCTCTTGGACCTAGTGTAACTTGAACCGCTTCGGTTAGTTTTTCAATACCGCTTGCTAGTTTTTGACGAGCGCTAGCTCTAAAGTTCATATCTTTCAAATCTCAAAGAATTTTTTTACTTAGCTATTATATTGTGGGGTTCGATTAAGTTTTGACCAGACAGCTTTAAAATGATTTGCGCTAGTGCGAGCACATCCTTTTGACAATATTCAGCAATTCGATCAACATTACCTGCCCAAAACTGTTCATGGACTTGATCTCCTTTAATATCGTCTTTTGGTGAATCGATTCCTAGCACGCAAGTTAAAAGGTCTAAAGAAGCAAATCCCTCTTGCCAAGCCCCAAATGACCAGAGCTCAGAAGTATCTAAAAACGGAAGTTCCCAAGGTTTTTTATCCCAAATTTGAAGAGGGACCGGAAGCTGCATTCCATTGATCAGACCTCGCTTGCAGAGGAACGGAATATCGAATCTCTTGATGTTGTGCCCGGATAGTTTGATTCCAGACTTGGCTAATTTGTTCATAAGGTCGAAAGTCTGTTGCAGAATGACCTCTTCATCGGAACCTTTATAGGTAATGAGCTGAAAAACAGGTTCTCCATCCTCATTGAACTTCATTTTTCCAAAAGAGACACAAACTACTCGGCCGAATTCGGCCTGAAGAGCAGACTTAGCTAGAAAGAGGTTTTCATCTGTCTTGTCTAAGTTGTCAGGATATTTGTCCCCCAGATGGTTACGTAAAAATTCAGCTCGTTTGACCCATTGGTCTTGAAGGCGATCGTTAATGTCATCAAGCGAAGCTTGTTGACCAGCTGTCTCAATATCAAAAAAGACGAGCTTTTCTAGTTGGGGTTGTGTAAACATATTTTTCTTTTAGAAGTTGAATATACCAATTTTACTGTTGGTTTGTAAAAAGATTTTAGCAGGTTCCTATTTTTCTGCCTCCGCGCGTCTCGGCCCAGCCTGTCGTCTTAAGTAGTTACTAATTAAGAGTCAGATTATTTACTAATTAATAACTCTAAAGTCTTAAGGTTACATGCTGTTATCTTATCTACACCCTCCCTAAACACCCTTATTCTACACACACTTTTTGGAAAGTTTTGAAAAACCGTACACATTTTTTGGGTAAAAGATGAGTATCGATAAAATAATCACATGGTAATTGTTAGTAATTGGTCTAGATTTCTCTCTCAACTATCCAGCCTTCTGCATAAGTAAGGACTGGTCTAAATTCATGTGGCTGGCTGCAGTCAATACCTCTATTCCAAAGAATTACCAAAAACAACTCGAAGATTTTCAAAAGGAATTTCCAGGCATCGAGATCCTGCAATTTGAGGCTCGTCCGAAAAAGACAGACGTCTATTCGACTAACGAACGAAACAAACTGCAGAACTATTCGATTATGATTGATGCTCTCATCGACAGACTGGCCCCCCTAGCCGCTGACCAAAATATCGTAGTTTCGATTGAAGGTGTTGCGTATGGAGCTCAAGGAAATGCACTAGTCGATATTTGTATTGCTACTGGCATGGTCAGAAAAGCGATATTAGATAGAGTCCTCAATGGTGATGCCAGTCGAATGTTTATTTTCTCACCAGGAGAACTTAAGAACGCAATTGGAGCAAAAGGAAATGCAAACAAATTTGAAGTCTTCCAAGTATTCAAAACTGAACCCAAGATTGAAGCGGTGAAACAAAGCTCACTGTTCCAAATTATAAATAAATATGAGGACCAGATTCTTAAAGGCACGGAGGTAAAATCTCCATTCTCCGATATGGTTGACTCGTATTTAGCTGTTCTCAAGATACATGAGAGCCTAAAAGAACCAAACTAAACGTGTCAAAAGCAAAAGCCAATAAGTACTACATTAACAATAAGGACTTTACGAACGAGATCATTCGATGTAAACACGGACTCTTAAATGAAGAGACCGGTTACCAGCATAAAGCTGGCGAACTTTCACCAATTGCTATCAATTACTTCATCATGCTCGCAAACCGAGCTATCTTAAAGTTAAAGTTTTCAAATCCATTAGACAAGGAAGATTGTATTCAATCAGCTCTACTTGATCTCTTGAGATACTGGCGAAACTTTAACGAGGAAAAATCCAACAATGCCTTTGCATATTTCACACAGATTGCAAAAAATGGCTATGCTAAGGAGTACAAGAAGATTTATAAGCATATCGGCAAGGGAGAAAAGATCGAGTACGTTTCTTTGAGCCACAATTCAGAGAGCGAAATCTACACGATTTGATCTTGAAGTTCGGGCTAATAAATAACATAAATCGATCGGCTCGTACATGAACATTAGTAATCTTAGATTCTTTGATAAGAATGGAGAGGCATACAACCTCGAACTTATCACAACTGGAACAACTCCATACTGGTATGGGGCAGATTACTTTCTGCCAATTTCGACGGCACTTTACGATGTTTCAAACATATTCGTACTTGAAGAAACTAACGGCGAGTATCATTATCCAAACCTTGGAACAAACGGCAGCCTCTCCGCTAAATGGAAGACTTCTAAAGAAGCGGATGCCTTTTTCCTCTATACGATTACTGCACCAACTGCAGCAGACGACAATTCATATTTGGTTAAACAGAGCGATATTGTAATTTCCGCGTCAGACTTTAATGCAAATTTTGATTTTACAGGATTTAAGTACCCACTTCAACTAAATGTCGCGTTCAATCCGATTATCGAAAGATCTTATCGTCGAGAGCTTGAACTCTTTTGGAATAACGGTACAAGCGAGGTTAAAATTGCTGAAATTGGATTTTATGGGGAGGGCGAAGACGAAGATGAAAGATTCCGAGTGTGGTTAAGCAACTTTGGAGTCAAATTCAATCGAGAAGACGCTGAAATCCTAAAAACGTACGATCTTAAAGAGGGTTTACCTAATTGGCAAGACGTAAACAAAGCCAGAAAGCAATTATTAGTTAATCGTGATCAAGTTTATCCGTATGTTGGAACATATAAAGGATTAATTAACTTAGTTAACTTACTAGGTTATCGAGACGTTCTTAAAGTTAAGGAATATTGGAAGAATGTTGATACGAAATCACAATATTATGAAAAATTTGCCCAAGTAGACATCACTGACATGATGGATGATGGCATTATTCAAAATTTAGACCTTGTAAATCGAAATGCTCAAATCAAACAAGGCGAGCGTTTTGTTAAAACTGAGTTTCTTGCGCTAGTTTATGAATTTTCGCAAGCAAGTGATAATTATGATGACGACGGCTTACCGGAAGTTGAATTTACAACAGAGTTCACAGTCAATGAGATCTTCTATAAGCTTAACAAGATGTCAGAAAAGCTAAAAGTTGAAGTTTTACCAATCAATGTCGTAATTAAGGACATCATCGGTGAATTTATCTACTTTGAAAAGTTTAATTTAAGATACTGGCCAGATAGAACTGATATTGTTGCGACTGAATTGAACGAAAAGTTCAAAGTTAAGATCTTACAGCCCGATACAAACGTTCAGGAACTGGTTATTCGAGACATTAAGTCACTATTTCCAAAAGAAAATCTAACTTCAGCTTTCCCGTTTGTAACTTTTAACATAACTAGCGAATTCCCATATAAAAATGGACAACACTATGATGTTTTACAAGCACCAGGTTTTGTTCAAGCAATCTCAAGTTACTATACTCACGAAAAAGCATACGAATTTAATTATCACGGGCAGCCAAATCCTTTTAAAGAAGGAGATGACGCTCACGGTAAAACCGGTTGTCCAATAGTTTTATTATCAGACATCCAGGATCTTACTTTACAGGATTTAGATGGTTGCACATTTGACGAATTTAGAGAAGCTAATGCATTTGTTAGACTCGCAACAACAGTCAATGTTCAATTAAGTGATTTGCAAGAAGTCGATGGTACGCAAGTGTTGAATGGAGATAGAATCCTTGTAAAAAATCAAACAAATCCTATTCAAAACGGCATATACGTAGCTAGCACAGGTAGTTGGATTAGAACTTCTGCATTAGTTCCATACCAAGGAAGCCTTGGAGCCGTAATATTTGTTGATGAAGGCGACATTAATGCAAACACCGGTTGGTATTCAACCGACAATATTCTTGGAGCAGCTGGTACAATTCCACTAGCATTTGCCCCATATACAGCAGAGACAGCTAATTCTAAAAAGTCGCATCACACAATTGGAACTTTAAAATATCGAGACAGCTTTGAAACTGAATGGACTATCACAGGCCCAAATAATTATCGTTACAACGTTAGGGGAAAGACTGGCGACTACGCGAAGTGGCCGCATATTTTACCGTATGTTGGAACTTACAATGTTGAGCTTAAGGTTTATGACTTAAGTGGTGGAGTTTCGTTAGACTATATTCACTTTAACGTTGAGACCGAGGAACCAGTTGTAACTAGTTTTATCAGAATTGAGGATAAATTTGACTATAGATTCAAAAATCTATCAAATATAACAATTGGTGATTTTGGTGGCAGAACCATATATGACGCAGGAGTCAATGTACTTGATCCAGATCCTGGGTCATTAACTTTAGATTCTCACTATTTCAGCGCATTCACATATCTCAACAATTTCGGCTTAGGCTCAAATGTCTCAGCTGTCCAAATATACAATGGCACAGATTGGGAAAATCTTAAAACTTCAAGTTTATCTGCTGCAAAGCAGTGGGGAGTTGGTAGAAATAATGCTAATTTGACAATCGGTGATCTTGGAAACGTTCCAATTGGAGGCCTTTATCACACCAGATTTACAAATGCAGTATATTCACCAGATTTCTTAAATGGTTTCTCGATAAACCCAATCGGTTTAATAAAAATGAAGTACGGCGAATTCTCTGAAATAACTGTGCCTCCTCAATACTCTTCAAACATCAACCAATTCGTAAATTATATGAATCAAGTAAATTTTCCAGGTTGGAAAGAGTACACATATAAAGTTATTGGAAACCAAGTTAAAGCAGATGCGCGGAGCGTAGACCGAAGAAATCATGCGATTCTGACATTTACTTTCCCAAGTAATGTTGTCCAAAC